AGCGGTTTCCGGTGTTGGTTGCCGCTGACCAGTCTCCGGTGTTGGTTGCCGCTGACTGGTCTCCGGTGTTGGTTGCCGCTGACTGGTTTCCGGTGTTGGACTTTTTATCATCGTCCCAGTTAACCTGATCTTTGATGTATTCCACACCGGCTTTAATAATTCCGGCAATTCCGATTTCTGCTTTAATAGAAATCTTCTTTCCTACTCGTTTACTGTCATCAGACTTCTGGTCGTTTGCGTCCAGCTCGACTTCGCAATATCTGGAACCAGCCGGCGCATAATATCCAAATACATCCAACGGATTTTCACAAGCATGAAATCCAGTATCGCAAATCTCAGCTCTTTCTTCTTCATACTCCTTGCCGATTTCATACTGAAAATTACGGCATTTTAAGTCTTTGTCAAATCCCTTATAGCATTTCATTTTTCCTTGTCCTCCAAATTAAGTCCGAGTATAGCTGCGCAAACTTCTTTCTTTAAATACGTATTTGCTTCGGTTGTGTTCAGGTACGCTTCAAATGCCTTTAATCTGCCTACCAGCTCTGCATACTCCTCGGCTACGGTCTCTGCTCTGAAATCCATCTTATTTTCTTTCTTCATCGCAATCCCCCTCACAATACGGACGTTTGTTGTCCATCAAAATTTTGTTCAAATGATCAGTTGCTTTCTTCACACTCTCTTCCTGCTGACAACCGCCCTCTACAATGCTGTACATATCAAACTCTCTTAATGATTCTTTCTTATATATGTTGATGTGTAAGTTGCATCCAATCTTGTAGTTTGCAAAATGAAATGCTACCGTTCTGCCGGTTTCTTTCTGAACGCGTCTGCATAACTGGTATAGTTCGTCTACGGTTTTATTAAAATCATTCTCCTTTATCTTCATCGAAAAGCCCTCCAAGTAAATCATCAAATAATGTTTTTACAACTTCTTTGATTTTTTCTTTTTGAATAGTTTTAAATTCTTCTTCGTTCATCAGTCCGATTTTGACCGCTTCGTCAATCTCCTGCTTCACAGATTCCTCTGTTTTTTTGCCGTCTTCCATAATGGTTTCTTTGATTCCTCGAACGACAACCGCTAAGTCAGCTATTAATTCTGCTTTACTGCCTTTAAGTGTGATTTCTCCCATTTTTGTCTCAATCATCTTTCTCTTCCTCCGGTTCTTTTAATTTCATCCGGGTAAATAAACACGAATGATAATGCGAATATTACGATTGCTACTGCAACCGGCTGTGATGCACTGTCAAATCTCCAGAACGGCAGGTACGGTGACATACCGCCGATCAGAGCTGACAGGATTAATGCTTTTGCCGTTTTTATGTCCCTCCGATTTTTTATGTGGTATACTCTCCTTATGAAAGGAGGTATAGATTAATGATGTATTCTGGATTCTGTACCAAACAGAATAAAAACTATCAGGTTGAATTTACCCAACTATCTGCTTCTTCACTCGAAGATAAAAATTATCAAACAATTAAAGGCAGATTAAGATGCAGATACGCAGGCCTTACAGGATGTTGCAATCGTGCCAGCGATTGTTCAATCCTGAGAAACCTCGACAAGTAACCCGATGGCTCTCTGAAATATGGGAGCCTATTCTGTCTCACAAAATTCAACAGGCATTTCGCTCCCTTTGAATTTAATGCTTTCAATTTCTCCGACACCTGTTTGATTTATCTTTAGTACTCCCAAATCAATTGATAAATCCAAAGCATTTAAGTCTATCGAAAGTGTTGGTATCGAATCTCCGGGCTTCTGTTTTAATTCAAAACTTCTTACTCCATCGAGTTTTCGACCATCCACAAAAATTTCTGTGAAGATTCCTTTTTCGCCGTTTGCTTGACGAATTTCAATTTTGGATGCTGTCACATTCTCACCTCCTACTTAATTTGCTTTAGAAAAGAAAACATCAATCGGGTCTTCGATATGAAATTCATCAATCATTGTCTGAATCTCATTACTGTTGAAAATTCCTTTCTGCATCTTTCCATAAAATGTTTTTGGCGTAATTCCAAGCATTTTGGCAACGTCCGTCTGAGATTTTCTATTCTTCGCAAATATTCCTCGAAGTTCATCAGTTTTTATCATTTTGTCATCTCCTGCTCAATCACCGGAAGAATCCCACTCTCTTTCAGCTTGTCGTAAAGAAATATTCTTCCTTTCTGTGACCACTTAGTATTCATCTTCACATCCGGTCTACCGTCCGATCTCACGATATCAACGGTCTCGGAATGTGTATAGCCCATACAGTGATATTTGCTGTACAGTAACCACTGTCCGCTCTGCTTGTACTGGATTCCGATGTCATGCAGAATATCGTTCATCTTCTTCCCAGACATTCCATAATCCTTAGCAATCTGGGTAATGGTCACAAGTCCCGGATTCTTTAAGATTTCATCATAGTAGTCGGCTTTCGGTTTCAGTTCGCCGATTATCTGGTTTTTGACACTGATTTCCGTTGACAGTAACTTGACCGAATCTTTCAACTTCGCAATGGTCTGGTCTGCCATCTTCAATGCTCTGGCAAAAATTTGTTCTGGCGTGTTCCATGCTTTTTCGAGGTCTATGAAATACTGTCGGTATTGTCTGCCTTTTTCTGACCGCTGAATCATGCAAATCTGTTTTGCCATGTCTATAGAAACTTGATAATCAGAAATTTCTCTTTCTGCTCCGTTATTTACAAGTGTGGAACTTTTCACGCTTGTAAAATCGCTTCCCTCAGCGAAACCATATGTAGACATTCTTTCAAACCATCTCGAAAATCTGTCTGTAATTTCAAGCCCTGCATACAGCTCTCTGGCTGATACAGTAGGTTGTTCACTACTGTAATTAATAGGTATTAACTGTTCCGTAATATCGTCTCCTCTCTAATTACTATCTCTAATTGTTGCTTCTTCTTTCTGAGTATCACTCTCAACAGTATCAGCAACGCCATTCATGTATCCCAAAATGTAGTGTTGCTTATCTACCGGAAGCTTATTGATTCGTGTTGTTACATCTCTGATAAGCTGTCTCTTTTCTTCTGACATTTGTTCACCTCCACATCTCTTACGTTATGAACGTATAATATCACATCTATAACGCATTGTCAACGTGTTTTTAAATATTTTTACGTTGACAACGTATTTTAAAAATGTTATACTGTTACCATAAAATAAAGAAAGGAGGTGGGTAAATGGGCGAGCGGTTGAAAGAGCTGCGAAAATACTTAGGACTTTCAAGAGAAGACTTTGCAAAAAAACTCGGTTTAAAAAGCCGTGGTAAAATTGAAAATATAGAACTTGGAAGAACAGTTCCAGATGACGATTTTCTAAAATTGATCTGTACTACTTATAAGGTTTCTTATGACTGGCTTGTGAGCGGCGACGGTAACATGTTTATGGACGACGATGGCGATGCGCAGGCTATCGTAGATTCGGTAATGACCGGGGATAATGAATTTGCAAAAAAAATCCTTGTTAAATTCGCAAAGCTTAGTGAAGAGCATTGGAAACAGCTTGAAGAAATTTTGACCGAATTAGAAAGCAACTAATAAAAAGGACTGGGGTAAAAATCCCAGTCTTTTTTTGCGTTTTAACTATACTATCAGTCCTTTGTGTATTATAATATATAAAAAATCACCAAGGAGGACTTAAATGAGAAAAAGAAAAACTATCGACAAAATTACCAGAAAAATAAAATGCCCGGCAATCACTTGTCGGAGTGCCAATGTACAGATAATTAGCAGGGGTTTCTTTTCTACTAAATATCAATGCAAAAAATGCGGGCGCGTTTTTAAGGGATAGTCCAAAAGCCAAATATATATTGGTGGGGTAACATCTTTACGGAGTATAAGAAAACTAAAGTAGAGGATTCGGAATTTGGAGAAGAAATGGGAACTGCCATTGCGGACAAAATCAATGAAATGATAGGATCAAAATATGATAGTTCTAAGTTCGAATATTATTTTTCGGCTTCTCCAGATGATTTAAAAACAGAATAACAAATTTGCCCCTGTAAACGCAGGGGCTTTTATTTTTACTTTTCTTTTAAATACAAATATTCTAACAGTTTATATACCCGTTTTAATGTTTCTTCTGTTTTAACCTTTTCTAATAAAGCCATGATTTTCTCTTTATAATCCATAAATAGCCCTCCCTGTCACAACTACCACCTACATTACAGTATATGCCCGGCTTGTAGGAAACAGAACCGAACATTAGTTCGTTTTCATCATTATACCACCGATATTCCCTCTTGGCAACTGCCAAATATACACATGGACTTTTGTTATTTCGTAGGCAAACTTCGTAATCTCAAAGCAAATTGTGCTTTCGTGAATACAGCATCCGACATTGCAAATTTCCTTGATCTCGCTCAACTCCTGCATCTGGTCGGAATAAATTTGTTTCGCAGCTTCTTTTGTAATCTGCACATCTCTGCGGTGGCGTTCTGCTATATCATGTGACGGTATATGCACCGCACAGAATATTTCGTAAAATATCAGGATGAATACGACTATCCTGTATCTGTTCTTCTCCATTACTACCAACTCTTTCTAAAAATATATCACGCATTATAGCACACACTTGTGTAATTTTTCTGGGAAGTGCAAAATCAGGGAGTTTTTCTGCAAAAATAATCTACTTTTTTGATATTTTACTATGCATAGTTTGCATGAGGTGGTATAATATTGTAAAATTTTAACAAGGGAGGGGATTGTATGAGCAAAGGTGAAAAGAAGAAAGATTCAACCCTGAGCGTCATTTCCTGTATTCTGGCAGGTGTGGCATTCATTCTTCCGTTGCCAATTATCCTGTCGTTTCCTCTGGCTCTGGCAGGAGCAATTGTAGGATTAGTAGATATTGGCACAAAGAAAGAGGAATATAGACATATTGGCTCATGGTTCGGAATTATTGTCGGAATCATTGAAGTAGTTTTTATTGCAGTGCAGTATATGAGATTTATTTAAGAACAAGGGAGGACATGATATGAAGAAAAAGATTATTGCATTAGTTTTATGTGGTGTCATGGCTCTGAGTGTTCCTGTATACGCCAAAGGTGGAAGTGTTTCACTCAGTTCTGATGAATTGCAAGTGCCAAAAACAGAGCAGAAAAAAGACAAAAAAGAGAGTAAAAAGAAAAAGAACCAAGATATTACCGTAACACAAAGCGGTTGGACTATTCAGACAAGTGATTATGATAACGACCGATACGTTGCATATGGAGCTAAGGTTACTAACTCTAGTTCTAAAAAATATGGATATGTAACTTTAAATATTGTCGTAAAAGATGCTAACGGTAAAATATTAAAGAGCACTGATGATACATTTTCATCTATTGTTCCGGGAGATACTGTATTTTCGGCAGATAAAATTCACATTGGTCAATATGACCCTGCATCTGTCGAATTTTCTGTTTCATATGAAGATTCAGACTTTTTAGAGTCCGTTTCTGGCGACTCTGGAACGGATGCTTTTTCATTGTCAAACTTATCTGAAATGACAGACGAATACAGTTATACCACAATTACCGGTGAGATTGAAAGCGAAGCCCCTGATAGCTGCACTTCCGCTTGCATGACTGTTATTCTTAAACAAGGTGATGATATTGTCGGCGGTTTTTATGGTTATGTTGACGTGACAAGTGGCGAAACAACAGCTTTCGAAATCTCTGATTATGATCTACCAGAACATGATAACGTAGAAATTTCAGCACGTCCAGCATTTTAAAAAGTAATAAACAAGAGGGGCAATCGCCCCTCTTTCTCTTTGCCTGTCGTTCTCGCAGGCAGTCTCTTTATCCACACATCCTCCCGGACACAGAAACCATATTTTTCGAATTATGTCAAACTTTAATGCTTTACACTAACAATTTCAAGTGCTACACTTTGTTTGTGGGACAATAATACCACAAACAAAAAGAAAAATGTGTGTACTGTCAAAATCATGGCGTATTTTGACAAATTGAGACTACGAAAGGAGGGTGCGCATATGAGAATAGCCATATGTGACGATAACCAGCTTGAAGTTGACTTGTTTAAAGAGTGCGTATCGGGATTCTTACGGCGCAAAAGAGATTATCGCTATGAAATCAACGAGTATTCGGCAGGTTATCCGCTTGTTGAAGATGTGAAAGAGGGTAAATGGTACGATGTAATTGTACTGGATATGATTCTGGAAAATGAGAACGGTTTGGAGATTGCGAACCGGCTCCGAGATATTGGATATGATGGAAAGATTATATTCTGGACAGCCGACGATTCTCATCTGCAAGAAGCATTTGACGTCGGTGCTATGCAGTATGCGGTCAAGGGTAAGGAATACGGCAGAATATACCGGGCTATTGACGAGATTCTGTCGCAGATGAAGGACGAGACATTTACATTTAAGTTCCGTAGGCAGATAAACCGGCTCAAATACGATGAAATTGAGTACGTCGAGAGTCAGGCAAGAGTTTGCCATATTTTTGCGACAAATAACCGATGTTTCGTGACCACTTGCAAGCTGAATGATCTGGAAGAAAAACTGTCTGATAAACGATTCTTGCGCTGCCATCAGAGTTATCTGGTGAACATGGATCACATTCAGTCGGCAGGCGATAATTTCGTCATGGATTCTGGGGACATTGTCCAAATAAGACAGAATGGAGCAAAGGAAATTAAAGAAAAGTACGAAGAATACATAAGCTGACAGCGAAAATGACCGCCAACCCGGGAAGGAGTAATTGGCGGTCATTTTTAATGTCACACTTAAAAATAAAAGGGTTTTGCAATACGAACTACTATATCGAACATATTTATTATAGCATTATAAAAGTCATATTACAACTGTCATTTAGAAATATCTGTAATTCTAGTGAATGTTCCTTTTGGAATAAATTCAAAAACGAACCCATCATCGTTCGGATAAGGGATGCGGATGAAGTACCATTTCAACCCTGAACTGTCGGTTTCTGTGTACTTCATCACCTCTACAACTGCACCTTTTTTCAGTTTTGGAAACATCTTTGACGGGCTGTTTTTGTTTGATTTTGTATAACATTTTGTGCCCTTTTTAATCTGCGCAATGTAGGCTCTAGTGTTCTGTTTTTTGGCTGTATCTGAGTCTGAAACTGACGTTGTATTTTTAACTAAACTGTAATTTGGAGTGCAGAATTTTGTCCCCGGAAGATTACTGTTGTAGTAACTTTTCTGGCATACACCACCACCATTTGCGATAATTGTAGAGTCACCAGAAGTATTTCCTTCGACTGTCCAGAACCGATCTCCTGACACTTTTATTACGATTCCAGTATGCGTAAATTCTCCGTTTCTGTAGAAAATAACAATATCTCCGACTTTTGGATTGCTGTTCAGAGTAAACAAATCCGCCATTGTTGGGCAGTAAACGTATGGCCAGTGTTTCAAAAGTTTCTTTGCTGCGTCTAATCCGAATGCTTTCATCATGCACCACGAAACGAATGCAGCACACCAGGGCTGCCCTTGATAATCCGGCTTAATATCTCGCCAGTATTTTGTGTAATTATTTTCTCCGGCATTTGCTGTCTTACTATCAAGCTGACTATTGCTTGCCTTTTCAAGATACCCAACTTCATTCTTTGCGATCTGGATTAATTTATCAATTGCGTTCATACCTGTCTCCTCACTTTCTGGAAAATATGTTTTTAGTGCGTCATAAACAAAATTCTGTCTGTCCTTATATGCTCCTACCTGATTCCCTGCGTCCGTCTGGCAGGCTGCATAGAGATTATCGAGCGTATATGGCTTCTGGGTCTTTGCCAGAATCCGTGTTACCGCCCCCTGCCCGCCTTGATGTCTAAAGTTCACGCACATGGCTTGCGCTCTAGCGTCCGTAACGCCCTGTTTAATGGCTTCGTCTGCATAGATGGCTAATTGTTCATCCATAAGGCTATCTTGGCATTTAACGCCCAAATCGGACGAAATAAGGGCAACTATAGTGTCGGCAAGTTGTGATATTCTGGAAATATTGAAGCATTCCCAATTAGCGGTCTGAACTTGTTCCAAAAGTCTGACTTCGTCTATCTTCTCCCACTGTTCCGGGTCGGCATCGTAAATTCGTTCCAAAAGTGCCTTGGCTTCGGTTCCGTACCACGCTCCTGCACCGATTGTAATTGCGTGTTCATCTGAGTTATTCGTATAGGCTTCCGTGAAGTCCGAATAATCCTGTTGTCCGTAAACCTGTCCACCGGTTTCGGCCGCATAAATAATCTTCCTGAGAACTGCTTTTTGCTCATTTGTCAATAAAATCCGCTCCTTTCATTGTTTAATCAACCATTGTATTCTTCGAATCTGTATTTTTGTTGAATGCTCGGATATTTATTGCGATCAACTTCGCTCATAAACATGTCAAGCGGTCTGGCGTATAATTTCCCGCTTCCGTACAGTGCCCTGTAAATCATCATGCTTTCTTTACTTTCCGTATGTTCAGCCAATCCAACAATTTCATACAAATAGTCATTTATTCCCGGATTCCTGATTGTTTCCCGTTTGAAATGCCTTACGATTGTTCCCGGTTCTGGGATATTTCTGCCATATTTGTTCATATACATTGCTCCTTTCTGTTAAATATACTCTGTAAGCTTTGTATTTACCCATAGAATCAATTTTTATATATCATTCGAGGATTTTATCGAATCGCACATAAAATCGCTATATGAGTCAAATACAAGGTTACTAATGGAAATGGTTTGCTTTGGGCTGAAACGAACTAAGAATGTCATGGTCGAATAGCGCTTATTCGACGATTAATATATATCTCGTATATATATTAATTATATTCTTATTCTATTTCTTATTCTTATTCTATTGCGTTACATTGCGTTACTGGTAACGTTATTGTAACGTTACATTGAGATATTATGTAAACGAAAATTGCTCGTTGACAGAATACTTATTTCTGAATTTTATTATTTTCTCAGATGATTGATTTATTCTGAAAACAAATAAAATTTACGTTTACAAATTATTCATTTTTTATTTTTAATATAGTTACATTTTAGTACGTTCGGGACTGAAATTTTGAGGTTATTTGGGCAAATAAGGGCTTATTTCGGTTTTTCTGGAAAATGCGCTCTTATTTGCAGTTTTGGGGTTCTTATTTGATGAAATTAGTGCTTATTGTACTAAATGTATCTATTCTTCAAGCATATATTTAAGAACATCTTCTGCCGATTTGAATGCACCGCTTCCTGATGTATATATTGTTGCAGGAAAGGCGGTAGCTGAAGGACCAGGTCCATAATTCAAAGGTCGTGGTGGAGTCTCAAATGTTCCATCACTATATGAGGTACCAACACCAAATATATTCCCGTTCCCTTTCGCACTATTATAACTCATTTCCCAACTAATGGTTTCGTCAAGAAGCTCTCCTTTCATATTTCTCATTCTTAACGTGTACAATACATTTTTCTGGCTAATATACTGCAACGTACTGTTAGGAACCCTTTTTGCTTTAAACATAATACATGCCGATTCATAATATGAACCGCCAGGCCTCGTAGGGCTTTCTTGTTTGACATATATTCCGGCTTTTTCGATATCTGTGAAATATATTTTTCCATCTTCGGTCTGATTACGAACAGAAATTTCACATTCACAAGGATATTGAGTGCCGTCATAGTCGACATGTGTCCACACTGTTCTTACAGCACAAATTTCTTTCATTGGGGGTATCCCGGACTTTTCCCATAGTAAAATATCACCGCCATAAATCTTCGTTGTGTCCTTTCCTTTGACAGGAAACCCAGTGATTTCCTGTCTGTTCAAAAATGCCTTATATATCATCCTATCATTTCTCCTCGAATGTGAAATACAATGTATCTGACCGGTCAGTTCCTGCGGCTACAAGAGCGTCATAATCGGCTTTTTTGATTCGCTTTATGCACCTTAATTGTGCCTTTTTTAATTGCCCGGAAGTACTACCAGAATTGCCAGAACCGTCCGTAAAATCATCAATCATTGCCGGTGAAAATTCAGAATCCGAACCGTCCGTAAATTCTGCATAACTGATTGTCGGCATTTCTGATCGGGTGCGGTTGACAGTTGCGGATATCTCAGGCGTGTCTTTTCCAAGTTGTCGGCTATTGCTGTTGAACGGTGCATTATTGGCAGAATAGGTGTCAATCATGTCTGTAGCGCCGATTTTGAGTGTCCTGCTCATGATGTATGAATGAACGTACCATTGCAGTTCTGTAGGCTCCTGATCGTCGTGCTGAATCTGCTTCTTATAGTAGAGTTCGACTGCCTGTCCAACCATGTTCAGTGGGTTTCCCTGAACATCGGCGGTATATCCCTGCGCACGGTAATATTTCCGTAAATCTTGATTTACGAATACGCCATAGCAGATTTTCATAATCGGTTCAGCCCTTGAAATACCGCCATATTCATCAGCATCCCAAACATAATTCAGCCAGTCTTCATTTCCTACAAAGAAGCTATTTCTGTTGTAATAAACGTTGTTATCATACGCTTCTTGCGCTGTATAGTCGCCTTGCGTAAAGCCAAAGGCTCTATTCGGGTCGGGGTCACAAAATATAATATTCGGGAACCAGATTCTGCCCTCTTTTGCGGTAAAACTCTTGAATGTATCAAGATGTACTTCTTCGTTATTGTAGTATTTATAAATGTTCTGATTACCGGTGGTCTGCCCGTATCTGTAACTGTTCTGGCGAAGTTTCAGATACTCAAACTTGCCGTCCCTGTTCATCCAACCAAAACGGTCATTCTGCAAGCATAAATCTTTCAGAATATTTACTACGTTCATTTCATTTGAATTATTCGTATCAGGCACATAGGCATCGTCCCAATGCAGTTTTGTACTAACTTGCTCAAGTCCCAAAAACTCAAATAATTTATCTCTGAATTGCTTTTGAGTCAGCTTTTTCTTTTTATCAGTCGTCTGGTTTTTGTACCAACGTGCAATGTCAGTATTTCGTAATTTATACAGATAATCGTATGCGATAAAATTACGTGTCAAGGAGTTTGCTTTTCGCTCTGCGCTGTCGATTTCACCTGTGAAAATTTTGATTTTTGTTCCTTTTTTCTCGACGTAAACTTCAATTTTTCCATGCGGATAAAACTCTTCCGAGGTACCGTTAAACTGGTCGTGGTGAGCCTGAAACGTTATCTGATTACAGACACAGCCGCCAAAAATGAAATAGCTTTCAGAACAAATAGACTCCTGCAAAGTAAGCGTATTCTGGTCGATATTTTCATTTGTAAGGTCAGCAAATTCGCCGTTAATCCAGTGTACTGTAACATTGATTGGTTCAGTTTTTTCTTCTTCAACTTCGCCAGAACCACCACTTGAGCTATCATCAAATGGGTTTTTTCCGTCGTTCGTGACTTTAATTTGAAAACTGTCGGAACCAACAAATTTGGAAGTTCCGTTGACTGTGGCATTATAAGAAACTGTGATGGTCTTAGAACCTGCGGTAGAACTATCGAAGCCAGAAATATCATAATCTGTAATTTCTTTCTCGGTTCCATCCTGTCTTACTTCTGCAACGGTAAGACCCGATGGGTCGAATGCTTCTCCGATTTTGTAATAAACCTTGGATGGAAAACTTGTGATTCTTATTACGGAAAGATCGTATACGGTTACTTTAAAAGTATCGGTATGTGTTTTGTAGGTTACTGTGATTGTTTTTTCGCCAACAGAAGAACTATCAAATCCAGATATTTCAAATCCGCTTGTCTTTGTTTCTGATGTGCCATCAGTATATTTAACAAGGATTGACAATCCAGTTGCGTCGAATACATCTCCTTTCGGATATTCGGTTTTTACAGGCATAGTTTTTACTTCGATTCCAGAAATGTCTACCACAAGAATACTGAAATCCACGGTCTTTTCATCGAATGTAACCGTTACAGTTTTATTTCCGTATACTGACATATCCGGGCTTGATAAGGTATATCCTGTTACTTGTTCTGACGTATTATCGTTGTAGTATGCAGCAATTACAAGTCCTGCGCTGTCAAAAGTTTCGCCTACGAAATATCTGGCTTTGGTTGGCATATGAGTAACTTCAAGTCTGGTTGCCCGAATTAACCATGTGATTGTGCCAGATGCTCCCCACGGTGAACCAGAGATTTCATTTGTTTTTTTGTTCAGTGTGATATTTGTTGTAACAGGCGTGTTAAAAGCATTTTCCCAAATGACCGTAACGCTTGCAGGAATAGACATGTTTGTAAGTTGTGTTCCGCGAAACGCCTGAGCGCCAATAGTTTGAACGCCGTCAGGAATTACCAGATTTTTAAGTGAAGTATTGTAAAACGCATTATCTCCAATGTTTATAACACTTGCAGGAATAGTAATTTCCGTGATTTTCCCACAGTTCGCAAAACACGATGTTGGTATTACTGTTATTCCGTCTTCAATGGTAACTGTTTTTAAAGTACTAGAACATGGTGTAAAATGTGATGTTCCGGTAAATTTAACCGTGCTTTTTAGCGTAAGATTTTCGAGCGCAGAAAGCAATTTCGTTCCATTTGTTCCGTCAATAGTTCCGCCGCGAATTATCAAATTCTTGCAATTTGGAATAAAAATACCGGATGAATTGAATATGGAATCTGCATTTCCGATTTCAACATTATCTATTGTCGCCCCTGAAAAAGCACCGGATGATAACGAAGTCAACGACGTTGGAAAAACAATGTTTTTTAATTTTGGACACTCATTGAATGTGCCGCCCTCAATTGTTTGTAAGCCATCATGAAAAAGTAGTTCTGTTAGATTAGGACAAGAGTAAAACACGCCTCCTAGAATCGTTTTAATTGATGACGGAAATTCAAGTTTAGTTCCTAAAAATATTGAAAAATTTCCACGTTCGATTTCTGCGATCGTGTTTGAAAAAACAATGCTTTCCAATTTTTTGAATGAGGAACTAAATCCGCTCCTAATGCCAGTGATTCCGTCTCCAAAAACCATTTTTGTACATCTTTTATATAAGCTGTCAGGGATAGAAATGTCGGATTTCTCTAAACTATCAGATAAACTATATGTGAATTTTCCAGTTCCAGATATGGTTAAAGTATTTGCATCAATGTCGAATTCAGCTGTCACATCTTCGTAATTCGGAGAACCGATATGTATCAAAAGAGAACTGTATACTGTGACATTTGACGTAATTGCCACGCCAAAATATTCTACATTAATAGGAATTACACCGGCTTCCAAAAGCGCCTTATTTTCAATTGTGTATCCGCTTGTCACTTCCTCTGAGCCGTCTGAGTATTCTACAGTTATATAAAATACCTTAAGATCTAATGCATCACCGACAAAATAATATTTGCCTTGACAAAATATGTCCGAGATTCTTTCTGGTTGCATAATAGTAACTTCAAATGTACAAGTGAAACTGCCATAATGAACTGTAATTTCACATTGCTTTGGAGAACTACTGTCAAAACCAGAATATGTACAATCTTTTGTGACATCTATAGTGTTTCCGTCACTTGCCGTTGCCGTAACCACAATGCCTGTAGAATCAAATTCTTTTCCTATGTGATAATTTACCTTGCTTGGCATAGTCGTTACTGATATGGTGGTAATAGAAGCTTCTGAGACGGTAATCTCAAACGTTGTGGTTTTGCCAGATACAGTAACGGTTATGGTCTTTGTACCTGCGGAACTGCTGTCAAATCCTGATAATTCATAATTGGTGATGGTTTCTGATGTTCCATCATTGTATGTTTGAGACACTGCAAGGCCTGTGCTGTCAAATAATTCGCCCTGATAGTACGTGGTCTTATCTGGCATTTTTGACACAGTAATTCCAGTGACATATTTGTCAACAAACTTCTCATAGCTGACTTTCTGTGATACACCTGCGTTCTTTACCAGAATTGAAACCGGAACCGTAGAAGATACGGAAAGAGTTAGGGTTGTTGTGGCTTTACCGTCGGTGATTGACGATGTACCAGTGTATGAACTGCTTGTAGGTCTCTGAACGACATTGATAAATAATGTCTGTCCTTCTATCAAGAATACTTCGTATTTCAGCGCATATGATGAAGATGTACTTGAATAATATACATATCCTTCAACTCTGATTTTGAGGAATCTTTTTCCTGATGTGAGTGTTCCTTCCTGTCGGTAAATATAATAAACCGCGCCATCCCTGCGCCAGATTTTGAGTTGTTCGGCGTTTTGCCCGAATCCGATAAAATTGTTTCCTGAAACATATATGGTACTGGCAGTCTTTCCCGCATAGGTAAACCAATCAACGCCTGTGACACTGACTACATCATCATCGTGTTTCACATTGTTGACAATGGCAGCCATCCCGGCCGTCGTATTCAATAAACTATCAAAAGATACTGTATCTGCCATAATCATCCTCCCGTCTATAAAATAAAAGAGCACATGAGCTGTGACACCCATGCACTCTGGCTGTTAGTATTCGATCAGTGCGATTCTGATTTTGTTATACAAAATGTTATTTCCTACGACTCTGATAGGTTTGTATTCAATATCAGGCATGTAAAAAGTGCCTGTTTTGTAGGTGTTTTCTTCGTCGTTCCAGTATGTAACTTTGTACTTCCGCTGTGCCTTATTGACTAAGCCTGACGTGAAAACAGACTGCATTTCAATTTTATCTGGCAACCACATCGGTCGTGTGTTGAAGTCTATTTTTGTCTTCAAATTAGGGCTTGTGTCCCTATGCAAGAGATTGTTCAAGTCTCTATAGGCTTCTATCTCTGTTCGCTGATTCGGGGTTGCGGAATAATCATCGTAGGCTAAGAATTTGTTCGGGAGAACACTTCCCCCGAACTTTAAAAAATAACCTTGGAAACTACTTCCCGCAATAAAGTCACTCATTCTATCACCTACCCTTCAAATATTCCGTAGCCATTACGGTTTCTGAACTGCTGATTTTCTTCTTTCAGATATCCAATCAGATGTCCGTCTGCATAGATTGCCATGCCGTTCAGGGCGCTTTTGACCGCCTGCCCGATCATCTGGTTGTTGTCGAACGTGTTGCTACTGATTGCCATGATTTCTTTTCGAATATCATCCACAAAATCATCTGTATCAACTGACATTCTGCTCTTTACTTCCTGATAGGACGCACTCTTTGTGATAATGTCTGCGGTTGGTGTATTAATTTTTTGCACTTCGGCGCTTATATCATTGATGGTGGATTCGACTTTTGGAAGCATATTCTGCATACCAAGCTGGAATCCCTCAACGGTAAATCCACCGAGTTCCATCATTACCTGCGACGGGCTATGAATTTTAAGAACTTTGCGGAACGTATTTGATATATTTTGCGCGATTTTTTGCACATTTGCATAAAGCTGTTGTGCTGCGCCTACGATTCCATTGTTTAAGCCAATAATAGAGTTCCAGCCGACATTATACAGGTTTCCAATGGAATTGCTGATTCTGCTTCGGATTCTTCCAAACCATGTGAACGACGCAGAAAAGCCCGGCTCTAATCCGTTTTGGAATCCTTGACCGCAGTATTCTGCAAGCTGTTTGAACCATCTGGACGGAGAATGGGAGTCTACTGCTTCCTGCGCAGGGGCTTTTACACTGTTATTCATTAAGTCAAGAATCGAAGTCTTTGTGGATTCTTTCTTTCCGTCAATCCCAGACTGCAATCCCTCTGCAATGTTGCTTCCAAGGGTTTTGCCGCTTGATTTCGCAGTTTCTTCTGCGCCTTTCGCAGATGATTGAATTGTTGAGCTAAGCTTTTCAGTGACTTTACTGCCGTTCTGCTCAATCCCACTACCTACGGCAAGAATCTGATTCTTTCCGAGTTCTGTAACTAATTCAAAACCAGAATTGTTATCCAGAACGCCGTTGATTGCCCCCTGCAGAGTTGAATCCATTGTGCTTTGTAGAGTACTTTCATAGTCAGAAATACCTTTTCCAAACTGCACCATCTGTCCGTTTGCCAAAGTATAGTAACCGTTATCGTCCGGCTCTAATCCCTTTGCAATTTCCTGATAAATCTGTAATGCTTTTTCGCCGAGAATCTGTTTTCCATTTTCCCAGATACCACCCATTTCATCAATTGCATTTGCTGTATCCGTTACCAGAGTTGCAAAGTCAACGGTCTGGATAAGTGTCTGGAATCCTGTAAGCTGTTCTGAGATATCCTCAAACGACACATTGTTAATCCGATCAGCCATATTCGAAAACTGATTAGAGGATGTTTCCGCTGTATCTCCAAGGTCTTTGACTGGTTCGTTCACGCCTGCCAACGCATTTTCAAAAGTTTCGGACGAAACACCAAGATTATTAAGCTTGAGTTCAAGTTCTGATAGTGCCTGCTCTGTGCTATATCCGTTATCTTTTAACTCAGAAAGGAATGTCAATAAAGGATATGCTTGTTCGCCTGAAATCTGGCTTGCGTGAACCAAACCGAGAATAGCATCTTCATATTTCTGAAATACCTTTAAATCATCCTCTGTCAGTTTATCTCCGACTCCGAATATATCTTTCATCCATTCGTTGATAGCACCGGTAAAATCTCCTTTTTGATACCCGAATACATTATCTTCCAAAAATTCCCCAAAGGTTTTATCTTCGCCACCGAACAGATTAACACTTATCCACTTTCCGAGATTGAATCCTGCCATTGCGGTTTCTAAGACAACCATGCTATCTGCGAATCCTGCCGCAAGCGTAGAACCAAGTCCAGAGCCAAAGAATGTCTGCAATGTACCACTGGCTGTGGAAAGGACCGTTCCTAACCCACCGAAGATTGTTCTGAGTGCGCTGATAGAACTGACTACATTGTATATATTTTTGGCAAACTTAATACTTCCTTTTATGATAAAAAGGTGTGCCAGAACATTCCCGATATTTTCTATCTGTTTATCATCAAGTTTCCCTAAAACTTTTGCGAAAGCATCTAAGACGCTTACTAATGTATTAATCAGTGGGGCACCGATATCATTCAGCATTATATCGAAAAAGCTGATAAATCCATCTGCGAATCCCTCGGCAAATGGCTGGAATACATCCCATACATCGCCGATTGTCTTTACCAGTGAATCCCAATCAATGTTTTTGATGAAATTCACAATTACGTCTTTAAGATTCCCGATTCTTGTCCATAACCCGTCCCAATCAACATCAATCACTCCGAATTTATCAAGTGCGGCAACAGTAAGACCAAGTCCAGCCGCTATCGAAGCATATGGATGCGCTGCTAACATGGTGATTCCTTTGCCTATCCCTCCTTCTTTACCGAAAATGCCACCAAACCATGTAAGTCCTTTAAATGCTGCAAAAGCTGTCAGGAGTTGTCCGAGGAAATAGCCAATAGACTGTGCCTGTTCTGGCGAAAATGTTGCGATAAACTCTTTGAACCTGTCAACCAGATCAGGAAGTTTATTAACTCCATCTGCCGCCTTGTCAAAAAAATCATCGAAGAAATCAAGTAATCCTGTTCCGACATTCTCAGCAAATGGCTCTAATACATCCCACAACTGCACAAGAGAAGCATTGATTTTGTCCCAGTTGATTTTCACAAGAAAATCATTGAAAGCATTAATTAATCGCGGTAATCCCTTTTCTCCTAATGTCCACTTTCCAAGTGGAACTAAAAAGTGTTTCCAGAAATCTTTTAATGCTGTCCACGTGAAATCTCTGAGTTGTTTCAATCCATTGTCCCAGAGATTTTTCAGTGCTTTTGTGGTAGGTTCTGCGGCTTTTGCAAGTTTCTTAAATGCGTCTGTAACCTTATTTGCGAATGCCATAGCCTTATTTTCCATGGAATTGTAGGCGGCATCCCATTTCTTCTGGTATTCGTTCAAAAGTTTATCCAGTGCATCATTGAGGATTCCTGCGTCAATTGCAGATGTGTCAATTTTTGGCGCTTTAATTTTAGAATTTGCAAGGTCTGACAGAGAACTATCGTCTTTGCTCATAATTTCAAGTTCATCATAGGATGCGAGGAACTGTTTTAATTTTTTTGCGCTCTTGGTTGCATTTTTCAGATTATTGTCTGTATCTTTTGTAGCATCATTTACGTCCGAAATTCCAGAATCGTCTATGGAATCAAGTGCATTCGAGAGATTTTCACTTCCACCACCGATAGAACCGAACATTTTTCCGATTTTGGTATCAACTCCAAGAAGCGAACCAATGTATGTCAAAAGTCTCTGGAATGCGATTACAAGACCATTGATGTATGGAAGCACTGCCGCAACTACAGGCATAAAGATGTTCCCTAATGCTCTGGCACAGGATACTAAGTTTGCGCGAAGTATACGTAACTGGTTAGCTGGCATATTTATCGTATTTGCCATATCCGCCCATGCGTACCGGGTGGAATCCAGTATTACTATCGTTCTCAGCATTGCCTTACTTGCCTGGTCCATATTAGAAACAGACGTTTGTATACCAAGATTTGCCGCATATTGCTGTAAGTTTGCCACACGAATGTTTGCACCATATTTGTCTACAGCACGGCTCATACCTACTAATCCAGAGGATAAGTTCTCATAAACTGTGCTAAAATCAAGATTCTTAACAGATGCAAGGTCAGCACCGATCATAGTCAGTGCATTCGACAGTTTTAATGCCTGTTCAGAAGTTGTTCCCATGGAGGACGACAACTGTGCAAACTGGCCTTGATAATTCAAGAGCATGGACGGGTCCATACCGAGTGATTTACCTGATTTATTTGCGGTCAAAATCGCATTATCAGAAACATCGAACCCAGACATTTTGGATGTAAGTTCTCTAGCTCTATTACTAAATGAATTTGCATAAGCTTCCGCAGAATCATAGCCTGCCTCTGACCAAGTTTCTCCTGCTTTATCTGCTACCTGGCGAAACGCCGCTTGAAAGTAGTTGTAATCTTCGAGAAAATTCATGGAACTTTCAATTGCGCTTCCAAATTTTCCAACAACAAATTTCAACGTCCAGAATTTCGCCACCAGAGACATGATGCTAGGCAAACTTTTCCTTGCCTTGCTTCCTACGTTTCCGACTGCATTGCCAAGTTTTCTGACCTTTCCTGTAGAAGCAGCCGCACCCTGTCCTAATCTGGAAAATGCGCCTGCGGTAGACCTTGCCGCTCTACCAGCATTTGATCCAGAATTTGCCAACTGAGCAATAGCCTGAGTCATTTGAATTGTACTGCTACTGATTCTAGGAGCGGTACTCATCGTCTGGAAGAATGATTTTAAGCTATTTGCCAGATCATTAAGCTGAGTTGCTGTCTTTCCAGTTTTATCTCCTGCATTTGCCAACTGAGATATTGACTGAACAAATGTATTAATTGGCTGAGAAATATTGCCTATTCCAGAGAATGAAACTATGATTTTTCTAAGTTCTTCACCAAGATTTGGAAGTTTTGATGTAACTGCATCAATAGAGCTGCCTGCATTCGCCAATCTTGCCAACGAAGAAATAAACCGGTTCACGTTGTTTGATACGTCTGGAATACTGCCAAGCGTGGATAGCTCAGAAATCATGCTCTGAATCTTTCCAGACACATCACCTGTGGAATTTAATGTTTCGTTCAATCTGCGGATTGCATTTACGAATGAGTTTAATCCGTTGTTTCTCAAGTTCAGGCTACCGAGCGCACTCATGGACTGCGTAAACTGTTGCAATTGACTGTTTATCGTTGATAAATCAAGCCTGTCCAATTTAAGCGCTTGAACAGCAGAATTGACCGTGCCTACGGAAGTTGAAAAGTCTCTGAGATACTTGATACTCTCAGACATACGACTGCTCAGGCGATTTAGTTTATTGCATAAATCATCAATGGATTTACTTGCATTTGATACGTTACTGCTGACCTCTATCGCAAGGCTATCTATTGTGTTGTCAGGCATATAAGCACCTCCTTTATTTCAAAAAAATAAAGGGCAAGCAAGACTACTATTCATCCTGCTTGCCCTTTTCATTACCTATTTCAGATATATTTGCATTTGCCTGCCTGATAAGAAGTTCGTAGTAACGTTCTTCTTGTCTTAGTTCTGCTTCTGATTTCTTTGGCATATCTGGATTGTGTTCAACCCAATTATTTTGTTTTTCCTGCGTAATTGGTTTACTTGGATAACTAGCCTTTCTCGGAAATAGCACACACGAAATACTTGCTTTCATATACAGTCCAGTCAGCCATGACTGATAGTCCATGCTTATTAATTGCGACTGGATTTCTTCGTTTTTTAAGATTCCATATTGTTCTATACGGATTCTCAGGTCTTTCAGGGTACTTCTGAGAAATTCTTTTCTTGACATCCCAATGCGCACAGCCATTGGATATAATTCATCCCAGATTATTTCACTGTAGCTTTTTTCAGGTGATCTGTTGGCTTCTTCGGCGCTTTCTTCGCTTTCACAGAGTCCATTGCCGCATTCATGTTGTCCATGAACGTTTCCAGACCGGTTAACTTGAAAAAACCATCTTCCTCCATCTGTTCAATGCACATGGCGAAAAGACCATAGAAGTTACCCTGCTCATCATCTTTATGTTCAGTCATATACTGTGTTGCAAGTTTTTTGGCGGTATCTAAATCCGGGACAGTGCCATCACCGTCAGAATGGTTGCCGTGATATTGAAGTAATCCGGCATAGAACGCATTGAGTGCAACATTTGGAATACTACTCATTCCAGAAACCATTTCCTTAAGACTCCTGTCCGTTCCACCACTTGTGGAAACCAGCATATTCATTACGGATTTCACACAATCATCAAACAGTGATGCTTCAATTCCATATTCAAGCTTGTAGTCTTTGCCGCCGATTTTTAAAACTTTATACATATTATTTGTCCTCCCAAATATGTTTACATGCCGCTGTCAGTTGGAACTACCGCTTCACTCGGTCCGACGTACTCATTGATAGTAAGAGACATTTCAACAGTTAACAGGCCGTTCTGATCTCTTGCCGGTTTAGGAATGATTGTCGGTGGCTCGATTTTTGTGAAGAATGCTTTCTTAAGAGACGGGAAATATTCTTCATACCACATAGATTTTCCATCTGTTTTTCCTGTTTTATATTCGCTGATTAAGGTTTCCCATTCAGTGATAGTTTCATCAGTTACATTCACAGTTACGTTGAATGTACCACCTGTAGAACCACGTCCTGCAATAGTTCTTTCGACTTCATCTTCAAGTGCGGAAGCATCGATTGTTTCTACGTCAATTTTGATTTCATCAGAAGCATTGATTCTGTGAAGAAGTTTAAATGTTGTCGGTTTAGTACCTGCTGTTGTTTCGACTGCATATCCAGTAAGTGAACCAACGGTACTTACGCCTGCTATATTTCCTTTTTCTGCCATATTCGGCTCCTTTCTGCTTTTTCAGCTATAAAATCACATTAAAAAAGAGCCTTGTCGGCTCTGACACGTAACCCTGTGCCCGGGAGATAAAAGGATCACCGTCCTTTCTATTCATCTGTGCCCGTTTTCAGTTCTGGAAGCCCTGCTACAGATGTAAGCAAGGATAAAACGCCGGAAAGAACGGACGCGGATACGACCATCTTCCAGTCAACGCTTCCAAGGACTGTTGCGGTTCCGATTGTCGCAACTGCTGTCTGAGCAATTGTCTTAACAGCTCTGATTCCCGCAGCTTTCAGCCATTGTAATTTATCTTTACTCATAGGACACTCTCCTTTCTTTTTGGTATAAAAAATAGAAGCTGTTACACTTCCAATAATTGCCCGGTGTAAATTCTGCTGTACCGGCTTATGATTCGTTTGAAACTCTTTTCGGAGTTTGCAACTTCTTCCGGTCCGTATGTTCTTCGGAATCCCATAGAAATCATGGCTTCATGACTCTTACTGTCGATTTCGTACGCTGTTGACAAGGCTTTTACACCTGATGCGTAGCTCTCAGTTTGAAACGAAAGCACAGTCGCGCATTCACTTCCATCAAGGCTAGATGATTGTGTTGGATTTCCCATCAAAAACAACCGGGCATATTTCTTTTTGTCTGTCGCTATTGTCTGACTTTTTTCCATGGAGTAATTGCCTTTGCCGACAAATGCTCCAACAATCTTGCTCCAACGTAAAAGTGCTTCCTCTACTGGAGGATAGATAACAGTCGGCATAGGGCACCTCCTTTTGAGCATGAAAAAAGCACCCACCGCTCAGGTAGATGCTTTTATATGTTATAGTATATCAAAGGCAGAGGTATTATTCAGTATTATCAGGTATTAACTTTCATGATGCAAACACTTCTTTTGCAATTTTCCTAATACTCTGCATGATTTTCACGCTTGCCTTATATACCGGCATAGTGGCTTCGGTACCATAAGAGCGTACCCATTCGCCAGAATCGGCAAAATAAACCCACGATTCATTCTTTCCATTCCCTTGTCCGTATGAACCGATTGTGTAACCAAAATCTTGCCCCTTAGGATGCGGGCTGGTTCCCGCCGGAGTGTTGTAGTGAATGCCCGACCCGAACTCAATGAATAAAAGGTCAGAGCCTTCACACACAAGCGTCGCCTGAGAATAGCCGCCAAAGTTATTGATTCTGATATAGGTGTTGTGGTTTTTGTCAGAATCGCCTTGTGCCAATGCTATGTTTTCATCTATGACCGGGATTCCAAGTTCTGCCAGCCTGCGGACAAACTCTTCATTCTTGCTTGCAAGTGACTTCTGATACGCTCTGAGCTGCTTTATTGTGTCCTGTATAGATTTATGCGACAATTCCATTTTGATAGTCTTATTCGCCATCTGAGCCATCTCCTGTGTACTTAATACCGTATCGTGCCACATTTCCTCTCTGGGTGTCGAGAATCTTTTTCAAACGGTAATCTGGCGGTACTGTAGGCTCTCCATCTTCGCCTAATACAAGTTCACCTGCTTCGGTCAGTTCTGGCTTGCAGTCAATCCAGAATACATCGGCGGTCTGCGGCTTGAAACTTCGATCAAAGTTCGTGATGTACCTGTCATAGTCCGGGATATAACCGGCGGATAATTCCTCTGGCGTTCCGGCAGTCGCAGATACAGAGAGGTGATGTAATTCTGGCTTTTGGTACGTTTTGATTGTGTCTATCCCGTCAAGGTCTTCAGTTACCCTTGACCAATACACTGTCTGTTTTTGACGTTTCAATCCTCTCATAGCGTTTTCTCCCTTCAAAAAGAGTCTTTTTATTTTAATCTTATATTGCATATTTCATATGAGACACTTTTACATCTTCATCAGATACCTTTGCATAGATCATTGTCGTGTTAATGTTGACATGTCCAAGAATCTTCTGCACCTCAGTAATCGGCGTACCTCTTTGAAGCATAAGAGTCGCAAGAGCCCTCGTCCCAAAAGTCCATGAGCTGTAAACCCTTGTAAATACAGGGATTTCCTCGTATCTATTGCTATTGCTAAAGCCATCTGCTATAGTTAACTAGATGGGAGGTGGCAGCATGGCGAACAAGAAAAAGGACGATAAGGACAAGTATATCAAGACCACGATCAGCTTTGAGCCAGAGCAGTACAGGCAGATGATTTCTTACTGTGAACGTGAAGAACGTTCTGCATCTTGGGTTATCCGCAAGGCTCTTGCTGAGTGGTTTGAGAAACATGATTGATTCTTGTTGCTTTCGGTATTACTGATATATCTTAGCATGTATTAGTAATACCGAAATGCTCTCTTTAGTTAATTAGTTTCCGCTTTCGGTTCTTCTTCATTATTAATATCCATCAGCTCATTATACTGTTCCTCAGTAATCCTGCCCGTTGCGAAGAAAATATCAATCTTATTTTTTAAATCATCTGTAAATCCGTTTCTTTCTTTAAGTTTCAGTAATGTTCTATATAACATAATCACACCTCCAATTCCGTTAATGCTACTGCATATTCGCTGTTTACATAGGCTTCTGCGCTCTGCATGTCCATGTCGTAGATATAGTCACGGTTATCGTTAAGTTGCTTTTTGACATAATTCCACCCATTAGCCATGCTTATTGGGTAATTAAATACTGTATATCCGTCAAGCTGGTCTGAGGATACCTCTATATTTGTTACTGGATAATTTGTGGAAAGGGCTTTAAATGCGGATATTTCTTCTTGTGTTAGGTCTATTTCTTCTGGCGTGTCTAACGCAAAAAGAACATTTAACGGTTTTCCATTAGAATCTAGCCTAGCCAAAAAACTCTTAAATTCCGCTAAGGATGCAATACTGGTTATGCGCACATCTAATGATCTAGTATATGCGGCAAAACAATTGTCTCCTTTCCGAATATCAGCACCAATAGATCTTAAATAATTTGAAATTCCAATCGCACTTTTTATTTTTTTGTTAATTTCCAAATAAAATCTTTTTTTAGAATCATCAGTTGCATCAGAATAATCCCATCCTTCATTTCCAGTAAATGTTTTTACAAGTACATTCCTCACCAGTTTTCCCCGTTCCACATCCACATAATCCGCAATATACTGCTGATCATCAATCGTGATGTTGCCGCCTGATTCTACTGGGATAGCGTTTAATGTGTATGGGAGGGTGACGGTCTGTTCGTGGTAGGGTTCGTAGGTGCTTGGAGTGGAACCGAGTTCTAACTGAGGATAAATTTTTACATCTTTAACACTTTCTCCCATATTAGAAGAATTTATTGCTATTCTATATACAGAATTTTCGTCAGTTACAGTAAATGTATTGTTCTGTTCAGACCAGTTTCGTAATATTTTAACATTTGAGTTTTGAGTGCTAAAGGTATATGTTCCTGGGTTCAGTGTCCCTATCCATATTACTGCCCATTCAGCAGTTTTAAACGTTCCATTTAATATCAAATATTGTAGTTCTTCATTATTAAAAATTGGTGTAATTGTAATGCCATTTTTTACATTTTCTTTATAACTATTTAAATTCAATAAATTCTTCCCACACACCTTCACAGTCGGATTCACAACGCTCTTAATCTCCTGCGGATAGTCTGGATTCGGGCTTGGGATGCCGCCGGTGTATGGTTCGAAATCTGCATAAGTAGCTGTTGTATCTGTTGTAAGCATTGGCTTAAATATTAGATTATTTACTGTTGCGCCACTTTTAACTATAATTGCTATGTTACTTTCAGATTCTTTAAAACTGCCAATTGATATTCCAGAACCATACTCATCTAAGATTTCTGGATTTCCACCTTTTCTGTATGATCGGAGAAAATACTTTTGTGCTGAACCACCACTAGGACAACCAACCATTTTAAGGGAGCTTGCACTACCATATACATCTGCAAAATTATAATATACAACAAGAGCTGCAATGCCTGTCGCTGTACCATTTACAGTATAAGTCCCATCACCGTTATTCGTACAAGTAACACCATTCTGTGTAGTAGTCTGTAACGTAGGATTCAGCAAATTCTTCCCAGAATACTGTTTCTGCTCAGACTTGCCATACAGCATCATATCCTGAATCTTTCTATTATCAGAATCGGCAAGATGGGTTTCGCCTTGTGAACTGGCGTAGAACTTGGTGATTTTGGTGGATAAATCTTCCTTTAGCGAAGCAACATCCTTTTTATTCTGCTCGATCTGCTGCGCCTGTTCTGTCGTGGCTCCGGGTTTGACCGGATTATTTTCAAAGTACTCATTTACCATGTTTTGTATTGTGGTATCTGCTTCTTCTTTTGTAAAATACAAAGACATATCAATCGGGGCACCCATAGTATCCCATACTACCCCATTCCACGCCACGTTCATTCCTGCTTCGCCATAGACAGATTTAGACTCGATATTGTACATATCGCCAATGTCTGGATTTAATGGAAGCAAATCAGCAGTCGCAACTGTACCTCTGTACCTTAGAGGGCTGTTTAACTTTGCTTCCATATCGGAAATCTGGCGTTTTAAAATTGCATATACTTTTTTTGCTGTTAATGCCATATGCGCTTCTCCTTTACAGTTTGTACCATGTATCGGTAGGTTTGTGATATTCGTATAATTCAGAAGTATCAAGACACAACGCCGAAGAACCACTCTGCACATAATGTGGCAGTTTTAATACGTCTTTTGAAAGTCCCTCGTAATCACGAACCATACCTCTTGCGTCTGTACATACCCAACTGCCTAAATCCGGCAATTCGTCACCTGGATTGTACTGAATGCCATCAAAAATAACTGTGTTTTCTGCTTTTGCCATCTATGCAATCATCCTTTCTGCCCCGATAGGAGCCACATATGTGAACTGGTTTCCTAGTATGTCTCTAGCTGTGCCAATAACGAAACAAGAATAGTCGGCCAGAAGATTGCAACACCATTCTTCTGCATCCACCCAATACCGTTTCTTGACCATGCGGTGAAGTTCTGGTAATAGACCGTAGCTGAACATCACACAATGTCCTAACTCATGAATAAATACACGGTTCAGAAGTTCTCCGCACAGGTTATTTGCGATTGAAATAATATGGGTGGAATAATCCGATACCCCGAGCGTTCTATTGCCTGTACGGTCAATTAACACGCTGTCGTGCGGAGACACAAACTGTACTCTCCATTGGTCGCCGTTCATATAAAATTGTCTTAGCATGGCTTATCACCATCCTTTTCAAATTAAATCAAGTTCTTGGAATACTTTAAAAATCTTTGGAGATTGAATTGCAAACCAATCAACCATTTCTTCGTTTTTGCTCCACGGGCACTCTGGTTGTAATGCACTGCTTTGTAAACCGGATTCGCTCAAAAACGCGTGAAAAAGTTCGTGTCTTAAAATCTTTTTCCTGTATACTTCTCTCTCAGAATCTGTTATATTAGAAAAATATTCAGATTCAGTTAAGTCTGCGACTACAATCAAATATTCATCTTCTGCGCAATAGCCTACAAAATGATTCTCTTTCAGAAATTTATCTTCTGACACTTTTCTTGTCTCAATTCTGTATTCGGTTCCTAAAATATTTACTGTTAAGTTTTCCATAAGTAATCCCTCATAATTAAAAAGCCCCTGCTACATTCCTGTAACAAGGGCAAAATTCATTTCATATTCAATTCATCTGCTGTATGAAACGTGTCAAGTCAGTTTTCATCTGCTGTCTGATTGATGCGTCTGCATCATCCCACATTTCTTTCATATTGCGGATGATATCTTCTGTATACTCTTTCATGGAATCATCCATTTTTCTCTTGGATTCAGCGTCTTTGGAATCATGGTAATGTCTACGATTCTCACTGTATCTGTCATATGTTTCACCGTATCTGGACTGCTGACGATTCATGCCATCATTCCCCATATTCCTGTCCGAATATTCTGGGTGATATCCCATGCGGTACATATTGCGTTCAAATTCTGGATTATTCAGATATTCATTCATCCAGTCATCATCTTCCATGTACAGATATGGCTTGTATCCCATACGACTTCCTCTGCCTTTTGGTGCAAATCTGCCGTTTGCATAACGATATCTGTCATATCCCATGCGTCCAAGATATTTCTCTTCCTGCTCGCATTCGTCCATAGCTTCTACGATTCTGTAATCCTTATCTGCACAAATCGCACACTTTACAGCTTCCATGCAGTCTTTCAAATCGTCCCAGTCTTGAGCGCTGAGAGTATCAAAACCATGTGCTTTAGCTTTCTCCATGGCCCATTTTCCCATTTCCATTGCAACTTTATGCATTACATTGCCCCCTTTCTGGCAGCCTGTGTAACAGGTGTGTCTGTCGTTGGGGCTGTACCATTAATTGCTGTTAAATTGTTACTCGGACTACAAGCTGGGTTTCCTAACATCTTGAACACTCCACCAGTTGCACTTGTAGCTACTCTGGTTGCATATTTTGTTCTGGTTCTTATGCCACAAGCTGTAACCTGTGCGCAACAACGATTCTGTAATGGATACAAGGTTGTTCCCGTGCCTACCTGGATTACTACCGGAGCAGAAATTGTGGTTGTTTCCGGTATGCTTTGTGCAACAACAATACAATATTTCTCTCCGTTATTGTAACTGCCTGCCGGAAGTGTGATTACAAGATTACCTCCTGTAAACGCAACGGCTTGGCTGATTACAAGATGGTTGCAGAGCTTACAAACATTTTTACAACTCATATTTTATACCTCTCAATCAAATAAGAGGTGAGCCGCAACCCACCTCTTAGAATTTAGTCAACCTCTAAGGGTGAGTTACTTAGCAGCAACCACTGTTGCATCCACATCCGTTGTTTCCGTAATATCCATACAAATTACTTGCCGGATATGCCGGAACCGGAAGTGGTGCAGTGCGTCTGAGAATTTCTGCTGTATTTGCGTTCATAGCCGCCTGTAATACCGCATTCTGGTCGGACTGTGAAGCCGCCAGTTTAAGTGCCTGATTCTCTGCTCTAAGGTCTGCTGTTTCCTTCTGGCAAAGATAATCAAGAATGGCACGGGTGTTGCTGTTCTGATTTTCCAGAATATCTCTGGTATTGTTGTTCATTGAGTTCTGGATTGCACAAGCGTTGGTAGCCATATCATATCTGATCTGAGCCTGTCCTTCCCTGTTGTCACAGCAACACTGAGCTAACTGAGACTGTAATGCATTCTGTCCCTGCATAAGTGCAATGTTTGTACTATTAAATCCCTGCTGGGTCTGATAGCCAAGATTGCAGATAGCATTATCTACGCCGTGGAATCCATTAGAAATATTCTGATTGATTCCATTCAGCTGAGCCAACTGGTCATAACCAAGGTTACAGATACCATTGCTGATACCATCGAGCTTGCTAATTACGGACTGGTTATCGAAGCCACGTTGTAAAGCAGAGTCTAAGAAATCTGTGCTTCCATTTCCTCTGTTTCCGCCGAAGCCCCAGCCATTGCCTCCCCAACCAAAGATGAGAAGTATAATGATCCACCATGCCCATCCACCGCCGAAGCCGTAGCCATCATCTGCATGATTATTAGAGCCTGTTGCTGCCGCAATGTCAGCAAGGCTATATCCGCCTGAATTCATCATAAATTCAAACCTCCTATTTGATTTATTTTACAAATCAAGTAGAAATCCCGGGCTTTCAGCTCAATTTTGTAGCAATGTTAAATGAAATATAGTATAATATTTATGTGGGAATAGGGATTCGCGACCCGAAAGTCACATGCCTTAGTGATTTTCCCACAACCAATAAAGGCGTACATCAGAAAGGCAAGGTGTTATTTTTATGAAAGAAATATGGAAAGACATTCCAAAATACGAAGGTGTTTATCAAGTAAGCAATCTAGGGAATGTAAAAAGTTTGCAATCAGGAAACCATCATTCCAAAATCAAAATATTAAGTCCAATCTGCGCTGACGGGAGATATTTGCGAGTCAGTTTATATCGGAATAAAAAGCCTGCGTATTTTATGGTACATCGTCTTGTTGCAATAGCGTTTATTCCAAATCCGGAAAACAAGCCTCAAGTTAACCACATTAACGGAAACAAAAAAGATAATTGTGTAAATAACCTTGAATGGTGCACGTCTTCCGAAAACAATTTGCACGCTTACAAAATCGGAATAAACAAAGGTTCTAAACCGTGGCTAGGGAAAACCGGATTCCAAAACGCATCTTCTATTCCAGTGAGCCAAATTGATTTAAACACTGGGAATATTATTGCCACTTTTGGAAGTATAGGTGAAGCTTCCAGAGCGACTGGATGTTCGGAGTCCAAAATAGGGAAATGTTGCAAAGGCATTTTTTCTCAAACACACGGATTTGGTTGGAGATATGCGGATAAATAATTTATCCGCTTATTTTATTCCGAACTGGTTCTTAACCTGCGATAACATATCATCAGGATTAATTCCTTTTTCTTTGCAAAGGTTTCTTGCAAGTTTTTCAAGACCTGCACTGTCGCCTTTTTCCATCATATTGATAGCATTGTTTATAACTGGGCTGTTCCCAGACTGATTTTTCATAATATTGATGATAGCTTGCTGTGGATTTCCACCGTTACGTATCATCTGCATAAGTTGCATAGGGTTCATCATCTCTGCCTACCTCCATTCTGCTTAGGTTCCGATGTCCCCGACATCTGTGTCGGAAACATGCTCTTTATTTCAGAAATCTCAGAGCAAACATCATTCCGAAGCTGATTAAACATTGCTTCAATGTCAATCTGCTTTTCATCTTGCTTAGATTGCTGTTCATCTGGATTTACGAGTCGGTAAACAAAAATCCTGCTCCTTCCATCGGATTGAAGCTGTTTTCTGTAAATTTCAGTTCCGTCTGTTTTTGGATAGTAAACAGGATTGCCGGACATATCCACATCTTTAGCCTTTACAGTATCAATCCCATCCACCATCTGTCCTTGAAGCATAGGGGATTGTGGAATTGACTGTAACTGTTGCATCTGCATTTGACCATAAGGCATTGCCTGTTGATAATTATTCTGCAATTGTGCCAGTCTGTCCTGATACGGTTGTATTTGCCCGTATGGGCTGTTTATCATTGGCTGTTGCGGATAATACGGATAACCTGCCATAATCTGTTCCTCCTGTCCGGGATTCAAGAATCATATCCATGTCATCTATAGAACGATGCTTTTCCCATATACCCTCGTAAGGGTTTCTTAACATAATCATTGTGTTTTCTCCTATGATTATATTATATAGGAAGGAACTCTGTTTTTGAACGTCACTATTTCGCCACGTTTTCGCCACAATACAAAGAAAAGCCCCGACAGTACATCGGGGCAACTTTGGAAATTTTCTTCTTTATTCTTTTGTTGATTCGGTCTATGGTTCTTGGACTATACCCCATAAGTTCAGATGCTTCCCATAGTGTCTTTTCGCCATAAGCCCGTAATCGAAACAGTTTTTCTTCTCTGGAATCAAAGCCTGCTTCTTTTAAATAAAATTTTCTTTCATCTTCTGAAAAGTCTGTATAATTCATATTTCCACCGTCCTCCCTTACAAGTGGAATCAAACTGGAAGAATACCGCTTAACATAAAACCGATAACTGCGCTGACAATCGCTGTAATAACGCATACAATGATTGTATCGTAACGCTTTCCCGGGACTGCCATGAGAGTCTTTATATTGTTATTCATCTCATCCACAGTTGACTTGATATGGTTCAAGTCATTCTCACTTAATGCTGTCTTTCTTTCCAGTTCCCCGATACGCTCATAAAACTCTTTACTACGATCAGAGTTCTTCTCTTGCATCAACTGAAAATTCTTTTCCAGTTCTTCTATGCGGTGTTCATTAAAACATTCATGTTCACATCCCATCGCTAGTTCCTTTCTTCACTCCCTTAACATTTGCTTTTCCCTACTGAATATAAGCAACCCAGCGGCACTCCGGGAGGACAAAAATACTGTGCCACGTGACCCAACCATCTTAGTTAAATTAAACTTCCTGCAAACGGAAAAACGCCATGATTGATATATATTTCTGTTTCGGATTCCCAGTTTCGACTTACTGAATTTTCAGAGTGCGATTCTTGGAACTCAGCCCCCTGTTTCACAAGGAAATAAAGAGCCAGATCAAATATGCAATCATAACAATATTCCATATCGGTATTGATTTTTTCCTCTGTATATCCAGACGGATAGTTGCGCTTCTTTTTGAATGAACGAATTGCACGCTTCACAGACAAAGAAATCATACCGTCAGTTTCCGCATCATCGGATAGATATTCTTTCAGATCATTTACAAGCCGTTCGTCCATTTAAGATCACCTACCCTTGCTGAGATAAAATTTCTGAGATAATACCAGCCTTATTTGTCGATGTCAGGGCATAGCCATTGTCACTTGCGAGCTGTTTCAGTTGAACTACTGTCATGCTTGACAGCTCGCTTTCTGTATACTTGTGTTTTGAAGCATCATTAACACTTGCTACAGATGGTGACTGGCTGTTCTCGTCGAGACTATGCCCGTTTATTCCCCCGCTTTGGTACCGATTACGATACCGCCATTAGCTTTTGCTGCTACTGGAACAAACATACCTGATGCTTTAGTCCAAACTGCAACTGGGTCTTGTGTAGCCCACATGGACAGTGTTACAAAGGAACGATTTTCTTCCTGAATGAACTGTCTGTACTCAAGTTCCTCTGGTGTTACGCCCCAGAGTCCAGTACCAAATGAACCGTTCGGCTCTGCTTCATACAGAGTGAATACATCCTCTTTGAAGTATCTTCCTGTTTTGAGTGAACCATCTGCTTTTCTGAATCTAAATTTCTCGTCGCAACGATCAATTGTAATTCCGTATTCCTGCATAAGCAGATTTGCAAGTTCCTGCTTTGTCAGAAGACGTTTGTTTGCTGCTCCTAAGACTGCTGTCTGCATTGCAGTGTTGTTTCTCATGTAATTAATCATTTTAAGGGATGTCAGGGCTTTGTTTACTACGAAACCATTGTCTTCTGCAACAGCAACCATCTTCTGAATATCACCCATGATGTCCGCATCTGGCTTAGACCAGTCTGCAAGACTGACCTTTGCATCAGCCGGTACGCCGTAATCAATATTCAGATCTACATTGTTTTCTTTAACTTTTACGGCACCTGTAGAAAGGAACTGTCCTTTCATGACATTTGCTCTGGCAACAACGCCTTCAAACAGGTTAGCTGCATCATCAAATACAAATCTCTTTAAGTTCTCGTCATCCGGCACGCCGTTTTCAATTGCCTGCTGTAATCTCTCAGACTGATTGATTTTTCTCTTAATAAAGAGCTTTTCGGTCAGAACTTTTTCGAAGCCCGGTCTGGAGCCAATTTCTGCTTCGGTATCAAGAGCATGAACGAACGCTACCTCTGGAAGTCTCTGTCCAGCCATAAGTCTGTAGTATTCAGCTTTCAGGAACTGTGTTTTGACATCCGGGAAGATGGTGTCAAGAATACCCGGTCTTTTTACGCTGAAATCCTGAGAAAAGTTAAGTCTTTCTTCCTGTGTGATTGATTCTAAAATGTTAAATGGCATCTGCTATACCTCCTTAAAATTCTGGGTCTGTAGTGGTTACAAAAACGATACCTGCTTTTTCAAGCTCTGTTTTTGCAGTGGTTTCTACTGTTACCGGAAGTCTTTTTTCAAGAACACGTCCTGCAACAATTACGGAAATCGGTCGTTTTGTATCGTCTGTCATATCGACGTCTTCAAATACAATGCCTTTAGCATCAGTTGCGTTTGTCGGATATACAGAACCTGCCTTGATAATCTTCTTAGTTCCAACGGTTTCAGCATTTGTCTGTTCTGCTGTATAGGTTTTAAGTACCAGTCCTACCTCGGATTCGAGGATATTAGGTGTGGATTCGTACTGCTCTGTTTTCATAAAAGCCATAATCTAAATCTCCTTTTCTTAAATATTTACTGGGGCATTATCATTTGCCGGTTTATTTTCTGGACACATTTTTGCTGAGTACGCTTTTGCATATTCAGATGCTTCGCTTTTCTTTTCTGGTTCTCCACCAGATTTACCGCCACCCGGATTAGGTGTCTTTTCAAGGGCTTCTTTTTCCCATGCGGCTTTTGCGGTATCAAGCGTTGATTTTTTTTCTTCGGAAATTCCATCAACAAAAGTCTGGGCTTCTTTGAGTGCATCTTCGGCATCCATATTTGAAAATGCTTTGATTGCTCCTGAGTAGGCATCTCCTTTCATTCCTGCACTTGCAAAAATAGAAGTGATTTTGCCTGTCAGAGCGTCTTTCTGAGCTGCTTTGAGCGCGGATTCGAGATCAGAAATTCTTTTTTCATTTGTTGCCTTCTCTTTCTGATGCTCCAATTCTGTTCTTTCAGCTTCGCTCATGTTCTGCTTTTTCAGTTCTTCCAGTTCTGTTTCCAACGCTTTTGCTTTTTCTGCATCTTCTTTTAATTTCTGATTTTTGGCTTTTTCCTTAGCCACATCAGAATTTGACTGATTCAGTAAAGAGGTAATCTGCTCATCGGTTGCATCTGGAAAAATCTTTTTTACATCTTCTCTTGTCATTGAAATCTCCTGTCACCAATACGCTTTTTTACGCTGTTCGCTCAGCTCAAGGTGTCTCCCATGATTACGCTATCGGGGTGCATATTTTTTTAATAAAAAAGAGACGATTTTACTCGTCTCTAAATTAACTGTATTGAATTGAACACCGGCAGTTCACAATCTCGTCTGCCGAAGCTCCTAGAGAATGATCGGTCGGAAACATCAATAGACTGTCTCCGACTGAAAATGGTTCATTTATAGGGATTGTAGTTCCACCAACTTCAAGATGTGTTTTGCGTTCCCTTTTGTCTCCAACATCTATCCATGTCTTTTTGGTTTTTCCTGCTTTCACAGCTTTTGAATACTGTCTGTAATTTAGTATCGAATTAGCTTCGCATTCTGAAATAAACATTGCCCGGTCATTTGACAGGTAATAATCATCTGTGGACTGCTCTGAATCAGGATGTTTCTCGACGATATGCGAAAATGTTGTGCCAATAATCTGTTTTGAAGTTTCGAGAACATATTCTTTGATATATGAATCAATCAGCATATATCCCAAGACTACATCCAGATATTTTTCATAAAATTGAGTCTTGATATATTCCTGATCTGTTTCTCCGCTTTCTATGGTTGTTTCTATCAGCGCTAAAATATAAAGGACAACTTCTTCCATTTGTTCGGAAAAAGCTACCCTTTCTTGTTTTTCTTTGTCTGATATTGACATTTTGCTGAAATACTCTTTATACGGTTCACTTCTGCGATTGTTGGGTCTGATATTTAATTCATCGTATGATGAAACACTCATTCTGAAATCACATCCTTGTTAAAGCCGTTCAGCAAATCTTGCGCTTTCTGCAACTCTGAATCTGGGTCTGCCAGTTCAGGGTAAATGGTTCCGAGATATGGCAAGCTCATTTCATATACTTTTTGTGGATCACTAAATAATCCGCAAGTAATCAGTGCAATAAGCGGATGAATTTTATTTTTGAACAGATAATCAAGTGCCTGTGCTTTGACAAGCATATTATCCGTTGGGTTTCTGGTGATTTTTACATCAAAATCTCTGGTCGAAATATTTACATCCATTGAAGTTTTTCGGATGATATTTAAAATAATTCTGGCAGATGCTTTTTCAGCTTCTTTCGTAAATGCTTCTACCAGTTTTGCGTCTCTCTCTGCAAAATCCCAACCATTCCTCAGGTACACTGCGTTTCCTGTATCTCCGCCCGTATTGCTCTGTCGATTCGGCATTGCTTCTACAATCAGCATATTGTTGTAAATATCATCTTTTGCAACCTGGCTCTCTGACTGATTTAGTTCAGCAGTCATTAAATCAACATCTGATTGCGTTCCATTCCCGACGTCTTTTACAGATACAGCACCGAGTTTTATCATTTTTACAAATTCTGCTTCGTCAATCTCACAGTTTTTGAATTTCATCAGAGCTTGTACGAACTGTTCAACCCCATTCAGCCTGTCAGATTGATATTTGTTGATCGCGTCATACATTGTAATCGCAATTTCAATGTCGGAAAGTCTGTCGTGATTATTTGGATATTCAATGATAGGAATACCGCCAAAACCATTGATTCCAGATTCTGTTACCGCTCCATTTTGAATTTTGAAATACTGTCTGGAAGAATAACACTGGCAATACTGCTGATTGTCCTCGTCTTTTAAAATCTGAACGGAAAGCACTGGTTTGCCAGTAACGCTTGAATAAACAATATATACATCCTGCGGTGATGGGATAAATATTCTGAAAGGCGGTAAATCTCCATCCTTTGTCCATTCATCCTCTCTCAGGATTGCTTTATATGCAGTTCCTACTGCACTCTGGTATATCCCAAGTTGAATATTTCTGGCGTCTGCATTGGCTTCGTCCAGATAATCATTGAGCCTATCAACTTGTTCGTTTGTTTTTTTACTCGCTTTTTTCTTCTTGCAGACATACTGAATAGGTTCTCCATATATCTGTCCTGCCTTGAATTTGACTGTTTCAAGGGCATGATTCTCAACAACTTTATTGTTGACCTCTGGGCGAACAAGTTTTTCACGATATAAAATTGGTTGATCGCCTTTGTAATATCTGTAAAGATAATCCATCAGGGTTCTATTCCTGTTATGGATTCCGATTGTATCAGAAAGGACCTGTGCCACGTTCTGGGGAGTAATCTGGTCTACGCCAGTATAGGCAGTTTTTCTGCCAAACTCGCCTTGGCATAGGTCAACAAAGTTTATTTTGTTTCTCCCCACTGCCTGTCCTCCTATTTTTCTGCATGAAAAAAGCACAAAGGTTTGGCCTCAGTGCTTATTTTACAGTTTATATTATATAATATATGCAGGTATTATTCAGTATTATCAGGTATTAACTTTCAAAATTCTTAATGTTTTTGACGATATTCAGTGCTTTCGAATGCAATAATTTCACATGAGAATAGGAATATCCCATTTCACAGGCAATCATTTCAAGCCTTTCATCTTTTACATATCGCCTAAACAGCAGATCATACAAATCTGAATTGATATCGCTCACCTTGTCTATTGTTTCAATAATGTCTTGCTTTTTCTTTGTGTATTCAATAACCATTTTTTTGATTTCTGTTTGAATGTCAACAAGTTCGCTTACGGCATCGGTCATTTGATTGGGATTCGGAGTAGACTGAACTTTTTCACCATATGAGAACGATTTAAGCCCAAGAGCAAGACTTCTTAAATGTTCTTCTTCGTATTTTTTATTTTTAATAAGCTTGTCATATTTCTGAATTTGCCCTAAATATTCTCTTGTGGTCATATTATCTCCTTCCCCAGAGCGGATTGCGTACTGCCTTTACGACACCTGCGCCACTTCCATTTTTCAAAAACACAGCTAAGCTGGCAAGCGCATCGGGCGCATCATCATGTTTATTCTTTCCTGTCATAGTAAATGAATACACATTATTCATGAATTTTCTGTATTCGGCATTTTGATATCCAGTATCTCTGAAATAAAATCTTCTGATATTTTCTGCGTTGTCCCATATTCGCTGCTCTTTTCTTACCGCAGACTTTGGGGCGTGTCCTCCATTATTTAAAATCATCTGTTGTGCATATTTAGAGGTAAGATTTGTTTCGTATCCTTGTTTTTGCAGTTCAACTCCAACCTCATCCTTATATCCCTCGCCGCCTGCATTGGCTTCGAAAAAAGCGTTGGTTACTTTATTGTTGATGATTGACGCCGCGACTTTTGGCATTGTATATATCTTCTCCGAATTGTCATATACAACATCATGAATATATACAGAACCATCTTCGTACACATAAGCTACCGGCATTGCTAAATAGTCACTTCCGCCCAAAGCAACGTCGCACGCAGACACGACTTTCAGAGGTTCTTCATCCGGAAGCTGCCCGTTATAAAAGTTCATATGCTGAGAATTAAATAACGCTCCATCTCTTTCAATTGGTTCCTGTTGGTACTGAGCCAACCATCCTGCCATGTCGTCATTTTCTTCAAATTTAGAGCGAATAGTACGATAATACTTTGTACTGAAGCCTACTCCATAGTCATAATCAAAATTACTTTCATCCGTTTCCGGGTCAAGAGCAGGGATTTTTAAAACATCATAGCGAATATGTTTTGCTTCTGGATTATTTTGTAAGAACGAAAGTCTGTCCATGTAAAGATCATGCAATGACCAAATAGTACCGTTCAAAATCAGTTTGCACTGCTCTTTCTTTCGAGACATAACATTGTTATCAAATACGATCTGCTTTCTCCGAAGTATATCCGGATTCAATACATCTTGAATACCTTCCAGAATATCATCCAAAATCAGCCAACCATATGCGTCATACTCGCCATTCAAACCAGATTCCAAACCTTTTCCGGACAAAGTAGCATATTTTTTCTTTCGTTCAAGGTCTACTTTATGATTTTTCGCATCTGTTCTGGCTATTTTTGAATGGAATACATCTTCGTGGCAGTATGTAGGGTCTGTCCAGATTTCCATAACGCCATCAAGAAACGCTCCGCCGAGTCCTTCCTTGTATGTGACATAAAGGTTGCTTATTTCTGTGTTTCTTGCGCAATGCCAAGATGTTCCTACTGTTATAATTTGCGATTTACCAGTTCTGGCAGGTTGATGTAGAAACAGTTCGTCGAGTTTATCGTCTTCAAGAGCTTGCAGTTTATCAACAACCTTTTTCAAAGTCCTTCTTCTGGGTTGATAGAAACGTTCTTGTGGCTTCCTGTTCTTTTCAATGTACAATGCGTAAGAATCCAATAAATACGGAGCTTCCAACAGCAAATATTTCCAGTAAATATCATCAAAATCTCCGCTTCCAGTAATAGCAGCTTGCCTTTCTGCGATATTGTGTGCATACTGGCTTACCTTTATTCCCATCTGTTGCGCATCTGGATTATCCTTGAAAGGAAGGTCAATATTCATATTTAACAGCAGATCAAGGCAGTCTTTCTGGTTTTGATAGACTGTCATATCGCCATTAATGATTTGATTTAAAATTGCCCGATACCATTCAAGCGAACCTTCTGTGAATTTTTGCATAAAAATAGAGCCAGACCTCCTTTCTTCTTAGAATTTAGTCTGGCTCTCACGTGGCTCTCTGACTGTTATTCACTTGCTTTGAAGTTATATATAGGTTTGATAATATCAACTATTTCTACGGTATCTTTGATGTTATCAATAATTTCTTTCGGTGGTTTGTAAGCCATAGGGCTTTCATCAATCGTAGATTTCTGAACGGATGTTGTATATATCCCATTCATAGACTTCTCAAATTCTTCTAACGATATGTTTTCTTTTGCTTTTGACCGACTCATAATACGTCCTGCACCATGTGGGGCTGAACAATTCCAGTCTTCGTTTCCTTTCCCGAATGCGATAATGCATCCGTCCCGCATATTCATTGGGATAAGAACTTTCTCACCATATTTAGCTGATATTGCACCTTTCCGAACAATATTTGTATCGTGGTCAATATAATTATGAATTGTGTCAAACCATGTATTTTTTTGAAGTGTCCAATTCATGCTGTAGAATATAGCCGATTGTATGCACCGCCTGTTTATTCTCGCAAACTCTTGACAGATTTTCATATCATGCAGATATTGCTTTCTATGTTCTCCCATCAAGTAGCATAATTCTTTCGGAATACCTAGTTTGTCCGGCTTCCATTTTCGTTTTAATTCGTCAATGCCATTTTGAATTTCTTTGTGTCTGCCAGAACGTTTGTATTCTTTTACTAATTTTTGTATTTCAGTTTCGAGCTTATCTGTGCCCTGCATATCTTCTATTGCAATTTTCTGATATATTTCGGCTACTTGTTTTCCAAGGTTGCGACTTCCAGTATGAATTACAAGGTATTTTGCACCTCTTGAATCGGTATCAACTTCAATAAAATGATTTCCGCCCCCAAGTGTACCAAGGCTCCTGCGAATCCATTCAACATTTTTAAGCTGAGAAAAACAATGAAGTTCTTCTAATTCTTCAAATTTTATGATTTCATCACGTACGTTTCTTCCCGCCGGAACATTATTCCTTATCACTTCATCAAGGTTTTTGAAATCTATTGTTCCCACATCATCAGGAATTTGTGTTGTGAGCATTCCACATCCAATGTCCACACCAACAATGTTCGGAATCACTTTGTCTCCGAGATCAGCAGTAAAGCCAATTACACATCCTGCTCCTGCATGAACATCTGGCATGATTCGTACTTTGCATTCAGAAAATGCAGGCTGTTTTATCAATGTATAAATCTGATTTAATGCTTCTGGCTCGATGTTTTCTGTAAATATCTTCAAGTCACTCATAATGGCGCTCCTTTCTGGCTCTCTGATTAATTGTTTATTCTTTCCTTTCAACAACAGTTACACTACCCTCAAATACTCCGAAATTAGAAGATTCCTGGAACGTGTGAGTCTCGGCAATATCCTCATCCGTCATAGGGCGTGTGAGATACCATAGTGAATCATCTTTCCATGTAATTTCCTCTAATTTTTGGTTTGGCTCCAACTCTAATGTTGTGTTTCCACCGCAATTTCTTGTGGCAGACTGGCATCCCGCTATTCCAAGTGTCAGTGATAAAGCTGTTATTGCAACGATTATCTTTTTCATTCTGCGTATCCTCTCATTCTTACTGGCCATTCAAAGCCAAAATCTGAACGCTTGATTTTACATTGTGGGATTCCGCCTTTCCAGAAAACTAATCCCTCTATCTCGTGTTCGGAAAGATATTTCTTGATTCCGTCAAATGTTCTTTCAACTTCAACGATTTCCTTGCCATGCTTGATTAATTTATTGGATGTGAAATTGTATGGATTATTTTGAAAGCATCTACCAACTGCTTCATATGTGCCATCTGATAATTTCATCCCATAGTTTTCAAGTATTACCGTCATTTCATATGCCGTAACAAACTACTTATCAGACGGATTATTCTCATCGACCTTTACCCATCCCGGCCAATGACCTGTAATGGAATCTGGCTCGCAACAAGGGATAAATCCATCTGGTGGTATTTTACCTTTCTTGCAGTCATATCTTTTATAATATTCTCCGTCAATTATCGCACAGCAAGAGCCATCATATTTCACTGTTGCAACTCCTTCTCCTTTAAGTACCCATTCCATGCCGGATGCACTTTTGGAAGAATTTTTATAACATTATGGTCTTTAAATTCTCTCTCAAACAATGTTGGTATCTTTTTCATTTGTTCGCCATCTTTCTTTTTGATTTCAAGTATTTTCTGTATTTGCGACTGTATTTCCGAAGAATCAAATCAAGCATGATGCTATTTGTCTGTTCTATGCTTTCTGGCATAGTTGTGAGATATGGATAATCTTCTCTATCATCTACTAATGTCTTGAAAATCAAGTCTAAGGCAAACTGAGCACTGATAGGTGGATCGCACAGTTCAAAGTCTTTATCCTTGTACCACTCATCAATCTTCTTTTGGAATCCATCAAAGGATATTTCTTCGTTCCATATCATACATTCACCATAAACTCTTTCTTGCAGTTGCTTCCCTTACATTTATACGGCATCCGATAAATCTTTGTGGTCGGGAAAATCTTTAAGGCTTTCTTTCCACAAAACGGACAAATTACCCACTTTGTACCATTTTCCATTTTAATTTGTGCTGAGCCGTCCCATGGTTCGGGTATATTCATATATTCAGAGAAGTCTACTCCCTCTGATTCAAGTGCTGTTTTAATGCTCATTTAATTCTTGTCTCCTTTGAAAAAATCTGTTGTAATCTGCGATTGAAAATTTTCCAAAAGTTCCATGAATTACTTTTCCTTCAACTTTTGGAATCTTTGACAACATTTCTTTTGAAATTGGCGTTGAATTTTTTACATTTAAATCATCACAGATAAGGTATTTATCGCAATCACGTTCCACACTCATTTACCGTTGTCCTTTCTGATCAATGTCAAAATCGTTAAATAATTGTCCCCGATGTAATCTGCTTTCCATGTTTTAGAAAGATTTCCCGTTTGGTTGCATATTACAGTCGTATTCCCTGCCAGAAGCAAGCGTCTGTCTGGATAGAACCTAGTCGGAATGTTCATTCGGTGGCATTCTCCCTCGATATTGTATGTGGTGTCAAGAAAATCAATGTCTGAGCCTGAATAAACCAGTAACATATTTCTGTTTCCTCCTAGTGGACTTACGAATCATTGGTTTGCCGTGCATTTTTAAGTAATTATTTTTAATGAATGTACGTGGTATTCCGTATTTTATGCTATCGTGTAAAACGGATGCGTCAATCATAACTGCATTATATTCGGTGTTTTTATGTCGATTCATTATCCCATCCCATTCCAGCTAAAATACATTCTGAAATATACGTTTTGCGTATGTTCTCTAATTCGTTAATTGTTTTTCTTATTGCTTCTGTCATTTTTTCGTCATAATATGTATTCCTAATTTGTAACTTATTTTCATGCGGATTAACGCTTATCGAATCTTCTAACAACGGATAATTTTCGCCTAAGAACACTGGCATATCTCCAAAGCCATTCATCGAAAGCTCATCAAGTATATTTAATAATTTGCTAACAGTAATTTGATTATCCATAACATCAGCTCGCCCCATGAATTTTTCTAAGATTTGCATATCGGTCAATAATTACATCAAGTGCAGTTCCTAATTGATTGATCGTAATGCAATCGTCCTGATGCTGTCTGCGGTATTTTGCGATTTCTGCGGATTCGTCGTAAAATGGCATATCTGCATTTTTATTCAGCTGCCTTTTTAAATCATTGCTATAATCACACATTTTATCCAGTTCCGTCTGAAGCTCATTGATTTTCTCGTTTTTGTCAAGAATTTCATGTTGCTTTGATTCTCTCTCATCAGCCAACCGAACAAGTTCTTCTTTCAACTGATCTACTGTCCATGTTGCCATGTCTTCAATTCTCATAACTACCTCCCTTAGATTTTAGTAAACGTTTCCATATCATAGTTATCCCGGATATAATCTACGCATTCAGATAATTTTTCTTTTAGAAATTGGTCTTTTGCAATGTCTGGATGCAAGGCATATAACATACAACTGTTTTCTTTTCCGTCTTTCTGAAATTTCTTCCAGTCAAATGTCATTACGAACAACGGAATTGCTTTGAGATTTTTGGTCTTGTATCTTATGTATAGATTAAAAAATTTATTAAACATGGAAATCTCCCCTTTCAATTACGCTGTCTTTTCAAATAAATCAAGAATAAACTCCCGTCCCATCTGTACAATCCGTCTATGGTAGATCACTTTTCCGGAGTCCAATACTTTCAGTTCGTTCATTTTTCTCTTTCCTCCCTGTGCTTCATCTGGCACTCGATCATCTTTGCTATATTCTCACGTTCCTGTTTTATTCCATGTCCCTGACGGAATAACTCGCATTCGAGGATATTTCCGCATCTGGAACACTCGTCTTTAATCTCTTTTCCTGCTATTTGCATTCCCATCCATCCTGTACCATTTTAGGCTTATATTCTTTTTCGGTATATCCTTCACCGTTGCACAAATCACAAGTGACTTTTGTTTCTTCATACCTATCGCAGCATTCCCAGTATTGCGCACGATTTATCATTTTTATAACAATTCCTTTTCCATAACATTTCGGACATCTATGGATTTTATTTCCCTGTATTCGTTTTACAAGGTCACCAAGAGTTGTTTTTCCACCATAGTCATCTCTCAAACATATTGCTTCATGAATTTTCATTTTCTACATCCTCCCAAAATTCGCAAACACAATCTGGTTCCGTAAAATCAGCACAGTGTTCACTGTCGCCGTTGAAACATACCCATGTAAAATCGTCATGTTTCTTACATGTTTTACAACACTTTTCTTTTTGCATAATTAACACCTCAATTTAAAAAAGTCCAGTGCGCCGACTTGAACGGCATAAATCTCCCAACGAGAAACACTGGAACCGAACGAAGTAAAAGAAAAAATTCCAATGATTGCAGTTCATTGGAATCGGAAAGGCAGGAATCGAACCTGCGGCACATTGCTTACAAGGCCATTGCTCTACCACTGAGCTACATTCCGTACCGCTTGTCACGGCCAGTTAAAAAACTGAGTTGATTTTCACCTTTTTCGCTATAGCGCAAACCCACCTGAGACATAGACCACCTGTATACAAACAGCTTAACTCTAAGCGGATTAAAGCGGAACGCCCGGAATCGAACCGGAGACTAGGTTGCTCGTCCCTATCAGCTTTCCACTAGCTGCACATTCCACATAACCCGGAAACCCCGGGTTAGCAATATGTTTATCGTGTTATGCTTTCCACTAGGCTGTTTTATGCCGTGCCAGCCCCACGGAGTTGTTTCGGATTTGAATATTAATGTCTTTTCGGATAACGACGAAACCTTTTATACGTCTCTTGAAAACTTCCTGTCCTCAACGTGCACCTATTGACGACAATTTAACTCAGAGACTGTGTCGAACGGGGAATTATCTTCATTGAACAGGCTGTGCCGTTACACACCTTTCATAAAAATAATCCACATACACTCATTCAACAGTTTTTTTCTGTCCATAAAACGGATAGACAGCATATGGAAGAAATGGAAACTACAGGACTCGAACCTGTGACTTGTCGGTTATGAGCCGACCGTTCTGCCAACTGAACTAAGTTTCCTAAGCAGAGGGTTATTGCAGTTCAAGAGTAACTTCCTCTGCTGTTGCGATTCTTGCCCTCGCAGTCGCAACAAAGGGTCTAAATGCTGTTCTGCATAAGCAGAGTCCATCCGGGGCATTTGAAGCCCCTTTAATCATCCCCGTTGGGATAGATGGAACCAATTCGGAGGGGAACTATATCATGGCTAAACAATATAGTCCGACTAGGCTAGCGGGATTCGAACCCGCGAATACAGCAGTCAAAGTGCTGTTCCTTACCGCTTGGAGATAGCCCATTATTTGTCCGGGATTTTACCCGGACTCGTAATAGAGTGATATATTTTATAAAATTTTAGAAAGCATCATGTCTATATTTGTGCCGTTAAGTCCGCGCCAGTTACTTTGGGAAATTGTATTTCACTGACGCAGACCTAAGCTACTCGGGATGCCTCGACCTGTCAGATTCAAAGGCTTTCCCGAACCTGAGAACGACAGGTTTCTGCTTTTCTTGTATTTTCACCCGTTCAATCAGTATGATGAACAGGGGAATTTGTATTGTGAATGCTAACCACATTGGGTTCTCCTTATAATCTAAAAATCACAACTGCATTAACTGCGAAACATATTTCCATTAATATAAATACTGCCGTTGCTATTGGATTGCCTTTCTTTTCGGTTTCGTCCTGTGATATAAGAAATGCTAAAACCAATGTGAAAAATGCAATATCCAGCATGGCTGCTACAAATTTTGCAAGAATCATTCTTTCTGTTCCTCTCCGATCATAAAATCAAGAATCTTACCGGCGGTTTCTTCTTCTGGCTCGAATGGCAGGCCGCATGTGCAGTACTTCTCAATCGCTGTTTTAAGGCTTGCTTTGAAACCATTGTAAACTTCTCCATGTGTAAGAAGTTCGTGCCTTAAAATGGCTACTGCATCGGTTAGTTTCTGTTTTGAAAGGTCAATCTTCACATCTCCATTCAGCCCTTTATACGCCGCCGCGTTGCCCAAAAGAACTTCGACTTTATTTGCTTTAAATATTGCGTATCCTTGAATTTTCTCTGGGTCTGGTTTTTCTCTTGTGAAAATTGCTGTTTCATCCATTACATATGCGTAATATACTGGGTCAATACTGTTCATTCTTCAAGTCCTCCATTTCCTTTACGCTGATTCCAACTATCCCGGCGCTATCTTTGCTGTCTGTAGCTTTGAAGTGTGCTTTAGGATGTTGCGGGTACATAAACTCGAACATGAGGTAATTTGCTGCATCCACGAGATATTCTGTGTTTCCGGTGGAATTATATTTCTCAATACACCGTTCCATGGACGGAAGTGCCTGCACGTTCCCGGTTTTAAAATTCTTCCTAGCAGGACCGTATTTATGATAGCTTACCTCGACTCGGTTCTTACGAAGTTCATCAAAGCGTTCACTGTATTCTTCTGACATATAAAAACCTCTTTTTTATTTTTTTTGAGAAAAATTGAGTCGGCGTTTTACCTATCTTCTTCGGAAATATTGTTCCAATGCTTCTCTGGTGATCTGCGATACACTCTTGCCGGTTCGGTTCTTTTCGGCTATGAGCTTTCGTTCTAGCTGTCCTGTGAGCCGGATTCGGATTGATTCGCCCTGAGGGTTATTCTTTTTCATAGGCAGTGTCCATCTTTACTGAAAGGATTGGTTTATCATCAGCTTTTGCTAAAAGTGTAATCCCTTCACCTTCTTTCCAAGGTGATGTGGCTATCTGAATATTAGAAATACCACTTTCGTTACAGATGTTCAGCAACTGTCTAGCAATATCCATCAGCCCTGACCGAAGGTATCCATCGTTGTTTACTATTTTCTCCATCTTGTTCCTACCCTTCTGTGAATGTGAGTGATTATCATAAATCATTTATTGCTTTTAATTTCTGATTAGCAATTTCAACCTGAGAAGCAAGTACACTAAGTGACACGTCTCTTACAAATGATTCTTCTAACGTCATGTTTTCTCTGTGAAACAACATCGGAGCTGTAAGCACATAAATTTCAATATTCAAATCACGGAGTCGTCTCCATGTTTCTTCGATTTCATCCTTGGTATTTCCAATATCATCAACTCCGCAAATAATCAAAGAATCACCACTTCTCATGTTTTCGCAAAGATGTTCGAAATTATTATTTTCATCTATTGAGTCATAAACAAATGTGTCAATTTCTTCGTTCAAAAGTATCTTTTTCTTTGCAGACAATGGAAACCAAATGCCTGACTCTTTTGCATATCCTATTTTCATATTTATACCTGCCTTTCTGATATCGCCTTGTTGTTTATGGCAGAGAAACCATTAAGGCTTATGGCTTGTCGTGTTGCAATCACTATCTCTGCCATGGGGAACTCTTTTTGTTTTTTTGGAAAATTTTTAACTCAGGTTTTCCGTTATTAAATTGCGTATGATCTGAGAAATGCTTTGACCTGTCTGAAAGGATTTCTTTTCAAGGCGTTTTCTCATATCATCGTTAATTCTGATTCTTATTGACTCCCCCTTTGGGTCAGTCGTAGGTCTGCCATGTGGCATATTGCTCCTCCCTTATTAATGTGGGACAAAATAGTGAGGTGACTTTGCTCGGAGTACTCACTCGGCGTGTGCTGTGGCTTATATAGACCCCCTCCCGGTATCCATGCCGGACGCTACCAGGGAAACCCGCCGCCCCATGGGTTCCCGATTCCCTGGTTTAACGCTGACCTTTAATGGCCTGCGGCAGTGGTCAAGGGAACGTGTGATAACGGTTATTCAGCCAGAACATATGTATCTATGGAACAAACTTCAGTTTTCTTTATAGATTGGTGTACATATTAAACAAATACAGTCCTTTTATATTGTATATGTTATACAATTTACACTATTTAAGCTGTTTCCATGCTCTTTTGTCCGCCCTCTGCGTACTTCTTCAGGTCTCTGATCTATTACAGCTCCGGCTTTTCCATCTCTGGAAGCTCCAGCACCGCCCTGTGTTTATCTGCGATCTGCTGCGCTGTCTGGTGTGGTATGCCGTCCTGCTGTGCTGTCTGCACTGGTGCTGTTTCTGCCATTCCGTAAGCTGCTTTTGCAACAAAAATCAAATTGGCATTTGTGCCGGGCTGATTGTTCAATCTATTAACTGTACAATTTTTGCAGATATCAAACCATTTTTTAACCGTGGTGCCATGCGATGAGCTTGTTCTATAGTCCCCACGCATCCAATCACTAAATGTTGACCGATTAATATTAACTAAAAAGCTAAATACTTCTAATGTCGGCAACACATTGTATTTACTACATACCCTGACAAATATATTAAATATATTATCCAACAACTCTATATCATCGTTACTTGGTTTTGGTATTCTATCTGCAATATAAAAGATCATATCTACAAAACTATCAGCAACAGTAGATTTATACTCTTTCTGTGTGTCAAATTCTTCTGGAGATACTTGTAACACAGTGTTTATATATTCATCCACAAGTCTGTATATATCATTCTCATATACTTCTATTCCCTGTTCTGTTACTGTTGTATTACTCTTTTTCACTGTATCACCTCCAAAAAATCAAATAAAAAAAGACGACAAAAACACGTTTGCAGATACATTCAAGGACCTTTCTAAATCCCTTTCTTCTTTCCGATCTGCTACGGTTTTAATCGTCTTAAATAGTCTTAATTATCATTATTGCCTTTCGGCTTATTCAGTTGTTAATTCTGTTTTATCATACTTTTATATCACTGTCAACAGTCTATTTAATTTTATTTTTACTGATATATTACTCTTATTAACTCTATATATCTATACGGTACTGTATAGATATATAATTAATAAACTCTAGGTCTCTAGAATCTAGGACGGGATTATAAAAACAGTTATTATATATTTATACGTTATGTAATACGGTCATTTTCTGGCTATTAAACACAAAAACCAGACCATCCGGTATTTTATCCGGCGTGATCTGGATGATTAATCAATATTCTTTTAACGCTCTGGCTTGCAGCTCCCGTCCTGAGTTCCTTCGCCTGTCGTTATTTTTATTTTATCCACACCAGTTTTAAAAATCAAGCCCCAAAATAAAAAAATTTGCTTGACAACTTCGGCAGTTTTGTGATAAATATATTCTAACAGCTTCGGCGGTGGGGCTGTTGCCGACTGAGTCGTGCCGTCGTTACGCCGCCAGAATAAGACAACAAAAGCTCCCGGGGCTATTTCCCAGGGGCTTATTTTATGTCTTTCCAAAATGGCACTATTAAAATTTTGCACTTATTCAGTACTATTTCAAATTTACATTCAATTACCTCAGTAATTGTTGTATAAATAATATCATAGATCAGATGAAAAAACAAGAATTGTTTAAATTATCACAATCTGTAATTACTTTCGTTCCTCTATCTAAATATTTTACTCGAATATCATTAAATCTTCGCTTTCCCTTACTGATCATATAATCTTTGTGAACTGCGTAAACAGTTCCGGGCGTTTCCGCCGTAGCCGGTGCATAAGTGCACATATCAAGCGTCATTTCCTGCGCTGGCAAAATATCAACAATCTGTACATCGTCAATTCTTATCAAGTCCTCATGTCGTCCCAGACTTGGAAATGTCCGGGGATTTAAGATTTTCCTGTAAATTACGTCAACTTCTTCCTGGCTATCCGGCATAACATGCAATCTCAGGTCCAGATCAGACACAACGCTTTCATAAATTGGCGTATTAACCCAGCCCACAAACGAATCCCCGGATTTTACCCTGACTGGAAAGCGCTGTTTAAATTCTTCTGTTTCTGATCCTGCGACAGCTCCGCCACGCCACCTCATGCAGATTTCCGGCTTGTTCATGACTCCGTTTCCGGCTACGGATATTTTCATTTCATGCCAGCTATCCCACCGACAAAGAAAATGAACCATCCCAGCAACTGTAGAAAAAGGCGGAAGCGGGTATGTTTCGCCCCGCTTGCCATTCCATCCTGGCATTGAAAACCGGGCGGCGTCCATATGTCCTTGTATCATTACTGATCTCACTTTTCGCTCCTTGTTTTTGACTTGTTTAATTTTTTCCATCTTTCCGGGTATGCTTCGCGGAACCAGTCGAGGAAATTCCCGAATAGCGCTTTCTCTGCTTCTTTGCGTGCCGCCGTGGCGTCCTCAATGTCGTTAAATCTGCCGAGACGATAATTTTTCCCTTGAAATTCTATTTGCGCAACCCACTTTTCTCTTGCTCTATCCCAATAAACGCCTTTGACCCCAGATGTATTATTTTTTAACATTTTTCTTGGCATTATAGATAATACCGAAGTATTTTTCTCAAACCCCTCTTTTACTGTATTTTGAGCTTTTATAATATTTTCTTCCCAGCTCCTAAGTCTAGCACATCCGCATGATTGAATCTTGTAAAAACGCCCCGCGGGAACTTTAAATTCCTTTCCACAAGGGCATTGGCATAACCAATCTGAACCCTCTTTACCAGCTCCCAGATATTTAATTGCCTTGCATCCGTATTTGTTAACTTTCCCGGCCAAATCTGCCGGTTTTAAATAGTTTTGTTCCCTGTTTACGCATCCGCACGACACATTTTTCCCGGACGCTATAGCATCATAGCGCATAGTGCATGTGTTTCCACATTTACAACGACACACAACATATAAACGCCTATTTTTCCTATATGCGTTTATAACTTTTAATTGTCCGTGCACCTCGCCGTTAAATTCGTCCGTAAAAACAGGCGTATTTCTACAGGCTTCCGAGCAGTACTTAGCGGCGGCACTTCCGCCGCTAAACTCCTTGCCGCAGACAGAACATATTCTTTTAATCATTCTGATCCAGTTCCCTCTCTTGTACAAATCCGCCCAGGATGCCATTGTACAGGTCTTCCGGTATTTCTTCCTCCATCAGTGGATTTCTTTCTTCAAGTTCTGCGTCAAGGCTTGCGTCGATGTCTGCAAGCGCCTGCTCTCTGCCGAATCCCATTGCTATAACTTCATTCAATAAATCAATTGTTTTCTTCATTTCTCTTTCCTCTATTTTCTTAAATTTCTTCTGTGTAGGAAATTCTAAGAGTATTGTCCTCAACTTCCCAGAAATAATTTTTACTGTCATATTTTTCGAGGTTTCTAAACTCCTCGATTTCTCCACTTGTCAGTGTCATTTCTACGGTCACCGGTTCGGTTTCCATCTTCCCGGTTTTCATTGCTTCTTTCTCAATTTCTCGATCAATTTTTCTTTCTAGCATCTTTTTTCCTCCTCCTTATGCCCGAGCGTATGAAATAAAATTCTGCTCGGCGGTTTCGTCAACGAGTTCCGCCGGGATTCTCACCCAGTTCTCACCCAGAGAACTTATAAAATTCTCTTTCTGGGCCTCTGTGCCGCACAACCAATCTGCTGTAACTTTGGCACATCCCCAGTTTTCGGAATTGTTCCGGGCTACCTGTTTTAATTCAAATTTTTTCATCTTTCTTCCTCCGTTCCGACCCTCGTGGGGCTCTGCGATTGGTTTTCTTTAACCGTCTTAATTATATTCTAATATTAGAATAATGTCAATAGTTTTTTAATAATATTTTATTTTTTCTGCATCTGTTGGCTCAACCTCGATCACGTCGCCCGGCTGCATTTTTAACATGATGCAAATTTTATTGAGTGTTTCTAATGTAATGCTTTTCCCTGCTTTTATATTCTGTGCTGTCTGTGCCGGCAATAACCTTTCTTTTTGTATGCGGGTCTGGTTGTATCCTTTCTTTTTTAATTCCGCAAAAACATCTATTTTATATTTTACCATTTATTTTCCTCCTGTCCGTTTTGCTTCTATATATAATGTAACATTTCTCTTTAATTTCGTCAATAAAAAATATTCTAATTTTTGAATAAAATAGTATTGACATTATTCTAATTTTAGAGTATTATATAATCATCAACAGAGAACAAACAGCCCGGACGCAAAGCCGGGAGAACGGAGAAAAAACATGATTAAATTTTTAGATTTATTCAACACAATGCACTGTGATTTCTTCGAAATCCAGAAAGGCAGAAAAAGTGAATTTGTAGAGTGGGAAATGAGCGGGAAAATGCTTCAGACCTGCAAAAAATATTTTGATGATCGAGTGATTGATTTCTATATCACAAGATCAAACAAGAATAATGAGTTAGGGATTGTTATTAGACTGGAGGAAATAAAAAAATGAGATATAGCATCTGTCTGGGCCAGATTGAAAAGGCCCGCACAAAAAGAAAGCTGGCGAAGCTCCTGGACCTGATTGGGAACGACTTCACCGGGATTAACTCCCGGCAATATGAAGAATTAAGATTCTTGATTCTTTATAAAATGGCGGCATAAAAAAAAAGGAATCCGGACGAAAAGCCCGGACTCCTCCCACAGTATAAATTGTAAATCATTAAAATATCGGCAAAAACAGAATATCACAGAAAAGGAGAAAAAACAATGTGTAAAATCATCCCTTTCCCGGTTCAGGAGACAACCGGATTCATAAATTTAAAACAATTCTTCGAGGTTTCCGGAATTGTAAAAACCACAGAGTTTTACCTTGGAACCGCTGAAGAATTAGCAAGGCAAAACAAAATAACACAGTCCGAACTGCTGACACTTCGCAGAATCGGACGTCAAAAATTAAAGACATTAGAGAGCCAGACAGCCGCCCCGGTTGCCGTTCCCGGGTTGTATATGTTCAACGCACTTGGCATCCCGGAAGCAATTGTGAAATCTGGGCTGCAAACTGAATTGAAACATTTTAAGTGCTCAATGTACTGGTCCGGCTGATTCCATACCTGTAGAAAGCTTTTGTCGTCAATGTAGAAATTCACCGTCAGGTCATTATGGCCTTTCAGTGATCTGAATTTTGAAGACACAAAGTCAATCGACTTGCCTGCTGAGAAATCAACTTTTGGGAGCATTGGTATCTGAAACTGTCCATCAAGTTCTGCACCGGTTATCAGATATTCTTTCATCACATCATATGCGGTATGTATCTGCGTCATAAAGCCCACCTCCATAGTATTATGTTAGCACATTTTAGGCAACAAAAAAAGACCGCATTTCTGCCGTCTACGATGGTTTTTCCTGTGTCTCACACACAAGTTTTCCTCCTATGGTTTTAATTCGAATATTTGTTCTTGTTCCTTACCTGTTCCCTAGCCTGTTCCCTCGAACTTTTAAACACCTCTAAAAAGCACAAAAAACCTTGATTTTACAAGGTTTTCGTTAGCAGCCAGTACGGGAATCGAACGTATCTTTAAACTGCTATTTTTCCTATAAAACCAATGCTTCTAACCTTTTGCAGGGTGTTCCTTTTTGTTCCCTGGCTGTTCCCTCTCAAAAAAAGCTATCTTGATACTACCATAAATTCATCTATGCTGTCCATGATTTTTTGTTTTTTCTTGAGGTCCTTTCGATCTCTGTGGTAGTAGTTCTCGGAACACGAAATATTTGTGTGGCCCATCTGTGATGTGACCATCTGATTATCTATGCTGTGGTCGAGTAATATCGTGCAATATGTTTTTCGTATTTTATGCGGTGATTTTTGAATACAACCAGTTTTCTTGCACACTGTTCTTAACCGGTTCCTGAACGAATAAGTATTTAATCGCTTTCCATCTTTAGAAAATATATATTCACAGAATGTCGACATATTTCTAAGCTTCTGTAATATCCATATACACCCATGAGGAACCACTACATTTCTTACGCCTGCTTCTGTTTTCGGAAAGTCTTTTACTTCAAAAATGCCTTTATGGTTTTCAAAATGCCTTACTTCCGTTCTTCTGACTTTAATAGTACTGATATGTGGTAGCCAGTCATTCCATTTCAAAGCGCATAGCTCCCCAACTCTCAGACCGGTTACAAACATAAGCATGATGCCGAGATTTACCATATCCTGATTGTCTTTCAAGTAATCAATCATCCTGTCCATTTCAGCGTCGTTGAATACTTCTTCCGAATCTTCTTTGATATTTCTTTTGAAAGATTTATCGGTGACATCCAAGTCATAGAATAATTCCTGCACGTTCCAATCAATCAGCTTGTTGCGCTTTGCCCATTTTAGGGTACCTCTGGTAATTGTCTTAAGATTGCAGAAAGCTTTTGCGGTTAGATTGTGTTCGCTGATCTGTTCTTCCAGGAAGTTGCTGATATCCTCTGACTCAATGTTTTTAATTCTGCGTTCGCCCATGGTCCCAAAAAAACGATTAAAGTCCTGCTGATATCTCTGATAAGTTTGTATTGAAATCTTATTCAAATCAACCTTGCGCTGCGCCCATTCCTCGAACACACTCCTGATTTTTGGGTTCTCTGCTTTCTCACGGTGCGTCTTTACGATCAAGTCCTCTAAATCCTGCTTAGACCGACGTTTGAACATCTTCCGCTGTCCGGTTTCATCGTAAGCCATGCGGATTTTCCAATATCCATCAGATGCTTTCCACATGCTGTCCCTGTATTCTTTTAAAATTTCTTCCCTTTTATTCATTTCAATTTGCTCTTGTATGTGAGACAAATTGATGATACCATTCTCAATTGCATATTTCAAGTCGTCATTATTCATAAAAATAAGGAGGAACCGGGATATCCTTTCGCTGGCCAGCGGCTCCTCGTTCCTCCTTTCTTTCACACATAATCAAAAATATTCATCTGTCCGTCCGGCATATCATCTTCAAGATTGAAGAATTTGCAGGCAATAAAATTTCCATGCCAGTCCCGATCACCGCCGTACATCAGACATTTTTCTCTCTTTCCATCCCTATAAAATCTGCACTCAGAACAATTGTGCTGATACGCAGTTCCGCCGGAACGTTTATACATTTCGCTTATTGTTCTCATTTCTTTTCCTTTCAAAGGTGTGAACTACTCAAGACCTACGCTTTGCTTAGAAGTCTAAGCTTCCTAATCAATATCTCTAACGAGACAAGTTTACTTAGGCTATCCCCGTAGTTCCTACGGTTCTTATTCTCATTCCTTCATTGAGAATATTTATCGCAGCATTTATATCTCTTTCGTGATGTGTTCCACAAACAGGGCAAGTCCATTCTCTGATAGATAATGCTTTCTTTCCATCTTTGTGTCCACAATTAGAACATATCTGACTTGATGGAAACCATGTATCAATCTTAATAATTTCTCGGCCATGCCAATTTGCTTTATATTCTAACTGTCTTACAAACTCACTCCAAGATACATCTGCTATTGATTTTGCTAATTTATGATTAGTCATCATATTTTTTACTTTTAAATCTTCAAGACATATTGTTTGGTTTTCACTAATAAGTCTCTTAGATAATTTATGTAAAAAATCTTTTCTTTGATTCGTAATCTTTTCATATTGTTTTGCAATTTTTATTCTACATTTTTTTCTGTTCTTACTTCCTTTTTGGCAACGGGATAAATCCTTTTGTAATTTTCTTAGTTTCTTTTCAGACTTTCTAAAATACTTAGGATTTTCTATCATTTCGCCATAAGATGTAATAGCAAATTCTTTAATTCCAAGATCAATTCCAATCTCATTATTGTTAACAGGTAATTTCTCTTTATCTTTTTGATTTACTAACACAGAAACAAAATATTTATCAGAAGGATTCTGAGACACAGTAACAGATTTAATCAAACCATCAAAATTTCTATGTTTCTTTACTCTAATCAATCCAATCTTTGGTAATTTAATATATTTATCAGATACATATATGTTTCCGCCTTGATTGTTAGTAGTATAAGAATATTTATGATTTTTCTTGCTCTTAAATTTAGGAAATCCTGCTTCTGGTCTTTTAAAGAAGTTGTTATAAGCAGTTTGTAAATTCATCTGTGCATTTGCTAATGCAAGAGAATCAGCCTCTTTCAACCAAGGAAATTCTTTCTTATATTGAGCAGGTGTATTATTTAATTTCTGTTTTGTTTCATTGTAATAATCAATCTTATCTGAAAGCATACGATTATAGATGAATCGTACACATCCAAAACATTTCGCAAAATATTCTTGTTGCTCTTTATTTGGATATAATCTATATTTATATGCAACCAACATCTATAATCACTTCCTTTCATTTGTATATTCTCTATCTCAATTCGTCCCTATAGAGGTAGGAGAATTTTTGAGATGAATCAGTTAAATTCTCAAAGCTGCTCTTCTTTTTGCTCCTGTTCTTCTTTTAAAAATCCCTTTCATTACGCATTCTGTCGGTAGGCATCCTCTCATGTGATCATTGATAAGGATGTAATCGCAAGTTCCAAATGATAACCCTCCAGAATTATTCTTTGAAAAATAATCGCAATGCTTACATTGCTTTTCTTTTAAATTCTGAATTTCTCTGACAGACATTTCACCCCATGGTTTAACAGCTATTTTCACTCTCTTTACCTCGCATTCCTTGTACCATCTTCATTTTCAAATGTTGTGCTATATGTTCTCTGACAGATTCTTCAGGAAACGGGATTTCAAGTGACCGCTCCAGAATCCTGTTTGTGATTCTCTCGTCATATTTCAGTTCTGATATCTGGCAGTTGCTCGTGAATATAGTGATTTTCCTGTCGACATACCGCCCGTTGATAATGCTATAGAATCTTTCGTTAATCCACTCCTTACCAGAATCAGCGCCGAAGTCGTCAATGATAAGGATTTCTGTTCTGGACAAATCCTCTATCAACTTTCCTTCCGTATTCCCTTTGTCTCCCCATGTATTCTTGATCTCATCAAGAATCCTGAGGGATGTGGTGAACTTTACTGGCTTCTGGTATTTCTTCATAATTTCATTCGCCAAGCTGCATACTGTTTTGGTTTTGCCAGAACCTTTTGCGTTTGAGAAAAGGTATAGCCCTATTCCTTTCTTCTGCATATCAGGAAGATTTTTAAACCAGTAATTTACCGCCTGAGCCGCCTGAGAAAATACTTTTCGGCTCTCGGCGTTCAAATATACACTTGACTTCAAATCATTGAAATTTGAGCCTTTAAACACGTTTGGAAGCTCTGCAAATTTCAATTGATTTTCAAGGATTATTCTTTTTCTGATTCCGCAAGGGCATTCCTCGCAATAGGGAATACCACTTGCATCTCTTACCCATCTCCACCCGCTGTCCCCGCATTCAGGGCATTCAAGCGAACGGGGTGTCTGATTCTTCTCCATTCCATTCTCCAAGTGGGATGATTGGTTCGACATTTCTTTGAGTTGCGTCAGCTCCATTTCGCATATCCTCCCTGTTGTGGTATTTGTTTTCGAGTATCTTTAAGAAGTTGTTTGGTTTCACAAACCATTCAAAATTTATCATAAAATCAGTTTTCTTCCCCATAAGGAAGTCACTGTTTTTTACGTTCCTCAGAGCTTCCATTACCTTATCCATGCCATATTCTCGGATTCTTGCTTTCAGCATTTGCGTTCGCCTTGCTGTCATTCTTGCGATTGGCTGAATCCCGAACTGCTGAAGCTTATTCCATTCATCAACCACTTTCTGCACGTCACCGGGCTTGACTAAATCTTTTTCGCAAGAAATCTGCTCTGGAATCTCCGGCATACGTTCTTCCTCTGATAATTCTTTCTGGCGTTTTCTATGCTCTGCGACCCGTTTTCTGGTCTGCTCTCTGATTTTTTCAAGCCCGTCAATATTCTGATGCTCTTCCCATCCGGGAATTGAAAGCAATGTTCCATCTCTGGTTATCATGCCGAATTTTTCAAGAATTGTAAGTGCAAGTTCGATCACACTCTCATCAAAGTCCAGCTCGTCAGCCAGCATTTTATTTGTATATGGAATATTCTCTGTCAAAAAAATAATCCCGTTTGAATTACAACGCCCTGCCATCGTCAGGAGCATCATCCAGATTAGAACGATGTTGTTCCCCTCTGGAAGTTTTCTGATATGCCGGATTTTTTTGTTATCGAACATATCTATTTCTAATCGAATCCAACTCACCTTTGTCATTTAGCCACCTTCCCGTCTGACAAGGACATTTCCGTCCTTACCGCATTGATTTTCGGATGAATTTCTCCATTAAAGATCCATCCAGTTTTTTGTGTGATTTTCACAGCTATCATCTTCCTCTATCAGGATGCCTTTGCGGTCACACAGCCCGTTGTCGTTTTCAATACAAGTTTTGCATGTTTTATCTGCCATAATTCCTGCCTTTTTTAGAATAAATAAACTAAAAGTGTCACATAATGTATAATTTGGTCTGCCATGTAACTTATCTTGTTGTATCGTGCCTTTAAAGGGTCAATTACTATATGCATAGCCATTACAAAAGCAAGTTTCCATGAGCACCCGAACACTATGTAAAAAGGAACTGAATAAAGAAGGCAATGAACCAGTAAGTGATACCAGTTTTCTCCTTTAGTTTTTGCGATAAAATCGTTTTGAAGAACATAATCTCCGATCAAGTGGCATATTATCAGTTTGTATATTATTTCTATCATTTTTCCTCACTCCAATCTAATTTCTGTCCACACCTGTTACAATAATTATTCATGCCAACATACGCATGATGCACCATGCTAGAACGAAACATATCTTCTGGACTATCGCTGTTACACCCAGAATCTACATCAATATCCGAAAACTCAATAATATGCAGTCCGCATGACGGGCATATGCAGGCGTACAGGTTTACATCACGATGAAAGTCATATCCAACATCTTCGTACAAAACTTTCATTGGAATCTGCTTTTTTAATGTCTTAACTGCAACCATTCTAACTTCATGCGTACATTTACCACCATAAGCCGTGCTATCATAGCTTAATTCTTTTAATGCTTCTTCTGGTTTCATATTAATCCTCCACTCCAAACATTTTTCTCAAATTATGTTGATAACCTTTTGCCATCTTTTCGAGGTTTTTATAACATGGCCTCAGTGTGCATTTTTCTTTATATCCATCGCATTTAGTACCGAATAAGATATAGTTTCTACATATTCCATCTTGGCTAGCGCAACATTTATTCATTTTTCATCACATCCAATTTCTTCTCTGCTGCATGTTAGTTCTCCTCTTCATCATCAATCTCAACAATTTTTAAGTCTGCAAAATCGCAACACATCGCAAACCCATCAATCATTTTCTTTTTAACACCAAACACTTCCATAATGTAAGAATTATCCTCCATGATTTTTATTACATCTGATTTTTTGACATATTCAGCCATTCTTCATCTCCTCCAGTTTCTTTACCGTTTTCCTGTAATCTCTGTTTGCAGACCGAAACATCATCAGAAGTATTTCAGATACAGGCCTCGCTCTGTTGGCTCGTTTGGCTTTCTTGGCACATATAAGTTCGTTTCCTTCTGGGACATATATTCCTACATGATACGGGATTTTCAAAGATACTGTTGCAGCTAATTCCCCTGGCATAACCAAATAATTGTAATCTCCAATGAAATTCAATCCATGGCCAGATTTGAAATCTTCAATAGATGACTTGATTTCATAGCAATAGCAATCACCTTTTTCTATCCCGGAAACACTATTGTTCACTGGAACAAATTTCATATAGTCCACTCTAACTGCATGGTTTGTAGAATAATCAAACGTCACCTCTTTTGCCCAGTAGATACGAGGATCGTTGTTCGGATTGATTTTCTTTTCAATCATGGTTGATAATTCTGCCGTAATCTCAGGCCTTGTCATTCTTCACCTCCTCCAACTTCTTCTCAGCTTCTTCGCGGGTGAGGAATACGGTTTTGCCAAGTTCATTATAATAATTGCAAAATAGCATAAATTGCAGATTGTTTTCTACGATATAAAATTTCTTTTCAGAATCACAATCGCAGTTACAATTATAATTCTCACAATCAATAACTGTTTCTCCAAAATTACTACATTCCGTATATTTATAAGTTATTCGATACACTTTTTTAAATAAATCATCTGGCAATCTCACAAGCAAGCCCTGTTCTTCTGCTTCTTTGTAAGATTTTAATTCTTCAAGTCGCTCCGCAAGTTGCCCATGTTCTTCTGCACATTTTATGCAATTAGCTTTTATATCATCATCTATAGAATCAAGAGACTCAAAATCTGCACCTCTATAATTCTTTTCTGCTACTTCTTTTGCATGAATAATAGCTTCTTCAAGTATTAATCTCTCCATCTACTTCACCTCTTATCGCTTACTTTTTATCGCTCGTTTTCATCGCTTGTTTCTGCAATCTCTCTCAAGCAGGCATTCCAACCAACCGCAATAATATCTTCTTGTGATTCTACATTGTCAATTGGAACGATATACTCTTTTTTCTCCGGCAGTGGCTTCAATGGACACCATTCAGGCCTTGATTTGCTTTCACAATCATAATGTTCTTCTGTCATCAAAATTACATCATAATCTAAACAGTCAGCTAATTCACACAAACCCTCATATTCAATTTCGCCACAGTATGCAGTTCCGAACGGGCAATCATAACAGTTTCTGGGCGTATCAACCGCTAATACTGATTTACTCATATAGTACCTCCTGTAATCTCATCAATGCACTGATTTCGACCATCGACCATCCCACACTGATAATCCGTCATATCATTCTCAATAGTGCTCTTCTCCGGCAATTCTTTCAGTGGACACCAATCAGGTCTTGATTTACTTTCAAAGCCGTAGTATTCTTCTGTTAGCAACGTCATGATTTTTCCTAAATGTTCAGCTAATTCACAATTCCCCTTATAGATATAAATATCGTAATATTCAGTTCCAAATGGACAGTTGTAACAGCTTTTTGGTGTATCAATCACTAATACTGATTTACTCATTCCGGCACCTCCATTCCTAAATCAAATAATGTTAATTGTGATTTGAACTCGTTCAACCGTTTTTGAGCTGAATCGTAATAATCTTCATTAATTTCATACCCGACATATTCAAGCCCACATTCTTCATAGGCAATCAATGAACTTCCGCTCCCCACATGGGTATCAAGAATCTTCATTCCTTTCTGCAGATATTTCTGACATATCCAACGATATAAATTTACAGGCTTTTGGGTTGGGTGGATTC